TCACAGTTTCTTGCGAACGTCGTTGACCTTCGCAGTGGCCTTCCGGTGCTCCTCGGTGAGGTCTTTGCCGAAGTTGTCGATCGCGGTTTTCATCCGCGAGATCGAGTAGGCCTTGGACTTGATCGCGTCGCGGAGCTTCGGCTTGGACATGTCGGCGCCGATCGACAGCGCGTCGGCCTTTGCCTTGGCGAGGAAGTCGGTGACCGAGATGTCGCCCCGGAAGATCAGCGCCGGGTCATCGAGGACGCGCTCGACGAGCTGCGCGGTGTCGGTCGTCATCATGTCCGCCATAGCGGGGCTCCCATTGTTCGTTGGTGTCGAGGGCGCTGACTGCATCGTCAGTTCGGCTGGTCAGAACGCCCGCATTGCGTTGCGTCGCGTGGCGTTGAGTTGCGGAGCGTAGAGTTGCGGCGCGGCGCGGCGCCGGCCTCGTATTGCCGGGCCAGGGCCTCAACGGCGGCCGCGGCAATGTTCTTGTTGTGCTGCCGTAGGTGGGCCGCAGCGTCTCGGCAGTAGTCGGCCCGTCGGCTCAGCTCCGACGCGTCCACGGGTCGTCTCCGTCGTCGAAGTTCTCTCCCAGAAAGGCAGGGACCTTCGGGCGTCGACGGATCTGCATGACCACGCCGATACCAAGGATCACCGCGACGCCGAGGGCCGCACCGCAGGTGAAGCCGGCGATCAGAGCTGTCTGGCTCATGGCCGCCCCCCGATGATCGTCGCTGGCCCGAAGATCTCGACGCTGGCCCACTGCTGGCAGGAATGAGCGGAATTGATCAGCATCATCCCGAGCTTCTGGGCGTCTTCCCGCGACAGACGGAGGCGCAGCTCGCCGCCGTCCTCGGTCTCGAAGTCGACGCCGATCCTGCCGCGCGTGACGTAGGCGCAGGTGTGGCCGGGGCGGACGGTGAGGGCGGTCATTCCGCGGCCTCGAATGGCAGGCCGAACTCGCACGGTCCGGCGACGGAGGAGGGCTCCAACTCGGCGGCACGCCTCGCCTGCCTCGCCTCGAACCCGGCGTCGTTGACGGCGTCTTCCACCATGCCGGCCTCGGCCACTTCGACGGCGCGGGTCTCGGCTCGGCAAACGACGTCCAGCTCGAGCGCGAGCTTCTCCAGCGTCTCGCCGTGGCGTTCGATGTCACGCTCGAGGCATTTGCGAGCATCCCGCGGGAGCGAGGTGCAGATCTCCACGAAGATTGCGCGCATCGTGTTCACGTGAGCACGCGCTGCTTCGACGGCGATGAGGTCTTTCACTTGGTCCAGCATCACGCGGTCTCCTGGCGCTTCCACCACGGGGTGTGCGTCTGATCGGACTTCCGGCAGTGCATGAGGGCCGGCGCGTTGGTGCCGTCGGCCGTGAGTTGGTGCTCGCAGTCGCCGCAAAGCGGGGACCCGCAGACGAAGCCGCTGTAGGTCTCCGCGCACTCGTGCGTCGCCGGAGCGCCGCAGCAGGAACACTCGACGTTCGCGTGTGCGGTGCAGTCTTCGCGGCCGCACTCGCCGATCCACGCGAGGGTGAATGTGCAGGCGGTCATGACGTGACCTCGCGCGGCCTGGTCTCGCGGAAGCCCGGCGGGTCGTAGAAGGTCGTCTTCGCCGCCTCCTCGATCCTCATCTTCGCGACTTCGATCGTGTGCTGCAGCTCTTCGATCGTCCGGGCCGCCAAGCCCAAGCCGCGGCCGGCACTCTCCAGCTCGAGGTGTGCGACCGCCTCCAAGGCCTCGCGCTGGGTCATGCCCTGCAGGCGAGCGTCCTCGTAGAGCTGGTCTACGGTATCGCGGTGGGTGTCGCCGATGGGGAAGGGCGCGTTCATGCGCTGCCTCCCGCGACGCCCTGCCGATACGCCTGGATCGCTTTGTCCAAGGCTCGAATCTTGCGGTTGAGGAGCCTCAGGCGGTCGGGGTTGTGCGTCCACGGCGTGTATTTGTGCCGGGTGCGCTCCTGGTAAGCCTGCCCACGGAGAGCTGTGACTTCCGCCACCGCCGAGGCCTCAGCCTCAGCGTCGGTGATCCTCTTGGCCATCAGTGCACCCTCGGCCCGAGGATGATGCGGAGGGCCTCCGCGTAGTCCTCGCAGCGCAGGGCCTCCTGCATGCGGAGGAAGGCTTCGGTGTCGCAGGGAAGGGAGTCCTCCTGGATCACCTCCTCAGCGGCGGCCCGCTGCCCCGCCGGCCGAATGCTGACGGCGGCACCCACCGTCAGGCCCGCCCGGCGCAGTCAGAGGGGAACCCGATGAGCCGCAGCGCCGCCGCCTCGTCCCCGCCGCAGAGGGCTTTCGCGGTGGCGAAGTCCTGATCGATCTCGGCGAGGGCCGCGGCGTTGAAGGTCTGGAACTCACGCGGCGACCAACCGAGCGCCTTGGTGGCGTTCTCGCGGTGAACCTGGCGGGCGAACTTCAGAGCGACGGACGCCGGGTCGAAGTCCTTCTCCGGGGCGTAGAGGTGAGGGCTGATGGCGAGGCCTGTGCCCCGCAAGGTCGTGTCGTGAAGCACCGTGTGGCCTCCTGTCGTGTGGTGACAGGACAAAAGTTGCCGTTTCTGCAACTCAATGTCAATGCAGATACGGCAACTTTTTTTGCGAAGGTGGTGGGGCGATCCATACTGAATGCAGTTGCAGCAGCATCCCTAGCCAGGCGGACCGCCGCCTTCGAACAACGCCGCGCATCGTTGGTGGCGCTGGCGTTAGTGGTCGGGGTTGCCGCGCACGCGGAAGCCGCAGGACCGATGGTCAATGGGCTGGTAGACGAGCAAGTCCGCGGGGTGGGCACTCATCCGATGAGGCTGATCGCCCACGGTCGGACCGCTGCTCGCTGGGGAGGTGAAGAAAAATTCACTGAAAAATTCCTCACCCCACATCGTCTCGTAAACGACGGCGCCTTCGATAACGATCTTCTGGCTGATGGTGATCCTGAGCGATCGGCTGATCACTTGATCGATACCAGGATAGTTCAGGAGAACGGTGCGGCTCTCCCCGTTTGGGAAGCCGCGCCAGCGGGCGACATTCCAACCGCCTTCGCACGGGGTGAACCGCTTAGGCGCGGCGGTTTCGTTGAGGGGTAAATAGCGGACGTTGAAATGGACCTCGTACCACTTGATCGGACTGCCGCCGGAGTTGGCGATGGTCAGAGTAATTCCGAAGATAGGGAACGTGTCATCGCGAACGAAGTGAGCCGCATCGGCCACAACGTAGGCTTGGGTCTGAACGCGGCCGATGCGGCGCTGATCGTTAACCAAGTGGTAAGTAAGGACAGCAGCGCACGTCGCAGCGACGGCACTTCCAATGGCTGCGATGGCTGCAATGTCGATCATGACGGGCAGCGTGACCGCCTCTGCGAAGCGCTCACGAGCTTGGCCATCTTCGTAGCGCCTTTCTCCATCGTCGCCATTGGGATCATGATCATCTCGTTGGCGGCGGACGCGTTCCGAGGGCGCTGGTACACGCCCTACCTGCGATGCGCATCGGGTCGGCCGCTACTCACCGCGGGGGCATTCACGTCTCATCGTCTGCTGCTTCAGCCCTCATAATCGCAATGAACGTCTTCACCGCCCGTTTCTGACGCTCTGGATCAAGTCGTTCGAGTTCCTGCAGGGCGATTTGGGCCGGTGTAGGTTTCGGTGGTTGCGCCTTCCGACCATCTTCTTTTGGAGGCATACTGAACAGCGCCGTGTCAGATATGCCTAGCGCTTCCGCGATAGCTATCGCGGTTCCCATATCGATCCCGCTCTTCCCACTGACGTATTTGGAAACCGTCGGGTTAGTGACCCCAATGCTTCGGGCCAGCTGATTCTGCTTCACCCCGAGGTGGTCCAGCCACGCCTTGAGGAAGGCGCTGGGGAGCGTTCGCTGCTGTGGTGTCGGTCTGCGAGTTGCCATTGACGCAACAGATAGCATCGCGACCGCGGTTCCTGGTTTCAGATACGGCAAATTCGTCTTGACGAGATAGTTGCAGATATGGAAACTTCAAGCCATGTCTGATCCTCACCCCCTCAGGAAGTACCGCCTCGCAAAAAGGCTCACCCTCGATCAGGTGGCGGTCGCGCTGGGCGTCGACCGCAGCACCGTTTGGCGTTGGGAAAGTGGCGAGCGTGATCTGACGGCAAACGTGATGCGCCAGATCGTAGCCTTCACGGAAGGCGAGGTGACGCCGGAGGCGCTGATTGAGTTCCGCCCTCTCCCGAGAGAGCCTCATCGATCGCGTCGCGAAGCTGCCGAAGGCTCGCCCGAGGCATGATCACTTTCACAGCCTCATATGCGCGCCCGTCACGCTCACTGAGCATGACAACTCGGAAAAGGTTACCATCGTTCAGGGTCTCTATGATCCCATCGGTAGCAAATACTTCTCCTGCACTATACAGCTCTATGGGCTGTTCCATAAAGTCCTCCCGTTTCAACTTACGGGGGAATGTTAATTCCACATCAGTTGCTTTGACTACGGCAAAAGTGTGGCCATGGGCAATGCCCGGTCAACAGGTCCGTGCGACTGCAACTGTTTGCGTGACATCTAATTGCGGACAGCAGACCCGCCGGCGGTTCCTCCCTCGAACCACCACGGCCGTCGGCAAACTCGCCGGGGCGCGGCGCGCCGCTGCCCCAGCCTTTCTCTTAAGTGGGCACGTCGATGGCTGAACTACCGGCGATGCCCCTCTTCACCGACGCGTACCTCGGCGACACCGGCCACCTGACCACGATCGAGCATGGCGCCTACCTGCTGCTGCTCATGACGATGTGGCGTCAAGGCGGATCACTCACCAGCGACGACAAGAAGCTCGCTCGGATTGCCCGGATGACACCGGGCCAATGGGCTCGAGTTCGGGACACGATCATGGAGTTCTTCCATGACGAGGACGGCGAAATTCGCCAAGGCCGTCTGACGGACACGCTCAATGCTGTCAGACAGAAATCGAAAAGCCAGAGTGAGAATGCTCGGGCTAAGTGGCGGAAAAATAAGGCATCGGCATATGCCACGGCAGAGCCGTCGCAATGCCAACCTGATGCCTCCAAAACCAAAACCAAATCTTCCTCTTCTACGAAGAGAAAGAAGGAAGGCGCTGACGCACCTCCCTTCTCAGACTTTTGGGAGAGGTCCCGAGAGACGTGGAAGACCCTCAACGCACCAGCAGGTGGAAAAGCCGAAGCTGAGAACGCGTGGAAGAAGCTTTCCAACAGGGAACGTTGGGTCGCGTTTCTCGTCCTGGATTTCTACGCCGCCTCGATCCGAGCCCAGCGGACGGCGACCTTCGCTCTCAACCCGAAACACGTCTGCCGCTACCTGAGCCACCGGCTTTTCAGGGAGTGGGAGGACCAATGCACGGACGACGACGATGAGGCTGAAGAACGGTCCGCCGACGGACGGCACGACTCCGTCGAACATCACGCAACTTCGCCCGAACCAGCCCGCCGCGAAGCCGGTGGGGACGATCACCTGGGCGGACTATTTCCAGACGGCCCGCCAGTTCACCGGGCCGATGGGCGAGGGGATCACGCTGGACGCGGAGATCCCGTCGCAGCGACCTCCGATGGAGGCTTGGCAGAGGTTCATCACCTCGATCGGTGGCGGCGCGAGCGCCAAATGCCGCCGGATTACCGAGGCGCTGACGTGCCCCGGCGGGCGGCTGTCGCAGGAGAGCTTCCCGACGCGATGGCCGGGCCAATTCACGGGCAACCCCCACGACAATCACGGTTTCACTGAGGAGCGCGGTTGATGGACCTCGACGCGATCCACAAGGCTGAGCAGGGCATCCTCGGCGCGATGCTCTCCCGACCTGACGCGCTGGACAACTTCGACGGTGTGCTGAGGGCGGAGGACTTCGCCGTGGAGCCGCACCGCAAAGCGTTCGCGGCCATCGAGCGAGCAGTGGCGACGGGCCAACCGGCGACGCCACTGCGCATTGGCCGCGAGCTCGGCAACGACATCGGTGGGATGTCCGGTGCCGAGTATCTCGGGCGGTGTGTTGCCGCAGCGGCTTGGACGATGTCGGTTCCGGACCTCGCCTCCGACATCGTCGAAGCGTCCCGGCTTCGTCGGCTTGGGAACCTCTGCGCTGACGTGGACTCCCGAATCGGCGGCGGCGAAAGTTCTGCCGCGATACTGGAGGCGGTCGAGCGCGAGACTTTCGCCATCGCCGAGCGGCGAGGGGACACCCGCTACGCGTCGCTCGGTGAGGCTGCGGAGATGGCGCTGAAGCTCGCCGAGGCGGCCTACCATCGTCGCGCAGGACTATCGGGCTTTTCGACTGGCCTCGCCGACCTCGACAAGCTCATGGGAGGCCTGCAGCGGTCCGACCTCGTGATCGTCGCCGGGAGACCGGCATCCGGCAAGACGAGCCTGGCGACGAGCATGGCGAAGGGACTGGCGGCACAGGGGCTCGCAGTCGCGTTCTTCTCGCTGGAGATGTCGGGCGAGCAGCTCGGCATCCGGCTGATCTCCGAGGCATCCCGGATCTCCGGATCCCGGATCGTGCGTGGCGCCATCAACGAGGCAGAATTCGGCCAGCTCACGGACGCGTCGAGGGACATCGGCGGGCTTCCGATCTTCATCGACCAGTCTGGCGGGCTGACGATCGCTCAGCTCTCGGCACGGGCCCGCCGGCTGCGCCGATCCAAGAATATCCAGGCCGTCGTCGTCGACTACCTCCAGCTCATGCAAGGCGAGGGGAAGCGCGGCCAGAACCGGGTCAACGAACTCACGGACATCACCATGGGCCTGAAGGCTCTGGCCAAAGACCTCGATGTTCCGGTGATCGCGCTTTCGCAGCTCTCGCGGCAAGTCGAGGCACGCGAAGACAAGCGCCCGCGCCTGTCGGATCTGCGCGAGTCCGGATCGATCGAGCAGGACGCGGACATCGTGATGTTCGTCTATCGCGAGGAATACTACCTCGCGCAGTCCAGGCCGAAGGAAGGCACCGACGCCTTCTTCGAGTGGGAGGCGAAGATGGAAGCCGCCCATGGCAAGGCGGAGATCATCATCGCCAAGCACCGGCACGGCCCGACAGGCACCGTCGACCTGTCCTTCGATGCGTCTCTCACGTCGTTCGGAAACCTGGAGCGTGCCGCATGAGCGCGCTCGTTCAAATTGGCGACGGGGCATCCGCCCGCGTGGCGAATGATGGCTGCGGGGTCCACCCAATCGGTGGATCGTTCAGCGCTGGACGGCTCGACAAGGTGATCGAGATCGTCGCCGCTGAGACCGGCCAAACGCGTGGTGGGATCCTCTGCTCGACCCGTGGTTCGCCGCGGTCATCCGAAGCGCGCTTCATCGTCTACTACCTGATGAACACGTCCCTTGGGCACCCTCTTTCGGAGATCGGCGTGCTCATGCGTCGAGACCGAACATCGGTCGCCAACGGCGTCCAAATAGTCGAGGGCCGTAGGGACGACGAGCGCTTCGACACGCTGATCAAACGACTGGAAGACAGGCTCTCCGAGGTCCGTCTCTTGGCTGTCCGAGCCACCGGCGCGGCAAGGAGTGGCCCCAAACACCTCGTCGAGGCAGGCCGATGATCAGCCTCATTTGCCTCACCGCCTCGCTCTTCACGGTCAGCGCCACCGCCGCGCTCCTCGAGGAGCGGTTCACCATCGCTCGCTGTGCCCTGGAGGTGATCACGCCTTGGGCCGGCGCATCCCAACCATCTGCTGGAGGCCTCGCATAATGGCTGCGACCAACCGCATTTCGCCGGAAATGATCACCGGCTTCCTCACGCGCTTTGAGAACGTCGATGCGGAATTCGCATCCGACCATGGGGCGCTGATGAAGAAGAAGCGCGACGACATGAAGGTCCTCTTCGACGAGGCGAAGGGGGCGGGCGTCCCGAAGAAGGTGATGCAGGCCGCCATCAAGCGCCGCAAGAAGCTCCGCGAGTTCGATGAGGTCGGAGAGGCCTTCGACATCGACGAGCAGTCCCAGCTCGAGATGGTCTGGGATGCTGCCGTCGAAGGATCCGACGAGGACTGGATGAAGCTCGGCCATGAGGCGTCAGGCACTTCGTCCAGCGACGGCGGCGACTGGAAGCAGCACGAGGCTGTCGTCGCTGACGTCGCCGAGAAGGGCGGGGACGCCGTCATCGTCAACAAGGGCGGCCGGGTCGCGAAGAACGCGGCCAAGGACAAGGCCAAGAAGCCACGCAACTCGACCACGACCGAGGACCGCATAGCCAAGCGCGCGAAGGCTGTCGGTCTCGCGCCGGCAAACGAGGGCCAGACCGATATCGAGGACGCGGCGAAGGCGGCGACCGATCGCGATTTCGCCGAGGCGGACGCCGAGACCGAGCGCTTCATGGACACGTCGACCAACGATCGCGCCGCCGCGACCGTGGACTGACGGAGCAACGGGCCGGGGGCAGCGGCTGCGTTTGACACCCTCAACCGCGTCCCCCCGAAGACGTCGACCCGGCGGCGGCCCGAAGTCCCGGGGATCATTTCAAGGCGAACGGCAGTGCGAACGAAACCCGCACCCCGAGACCGAGCCGGGCGGTGGCCTGAGCACCCGGCGACCATTCCGAGGACGATAGGATGCATTTGCTCAGTATTGATCCAGCGTCGATCAAGATGGGTTGGGCGCGATGGCGCTCTCCGGATGAGATCCGCTCCGGTGTCGAGACCCTTGGGTCTTCTCATGATCCGATGGCAGAGAGGCTCAACACCGCCCGGGAATTCTTCCTCAGGAAGATCCAGGCATTTGACGATCGTGGAGCACCGTTCGACGCGATCTACGTCGAAGACTTCGACGCCGAGGCATGGCAGCGCGGCGGAAAATCCAACGCTAAGACGCGCGAGGCGCTAACTAAGATCCAGGGGATGCTTGAAGAACTTGGTGTGGCCACTCGCACACCTGTCGAGTTTGTCGCCGTAGGCACGTGGCGAAAGCACTTCCTCGGTATCGGTAAGGTAGGGCGCGGAAAGAAGGCGCCGAATTGGAAGCATCTGGCGGTCCAGCGATGCCGACAATTGGGATGGTCTCCGAAAGACCATAACGAGGCCGAGGCGCTCGCCATTTTGGACTACGCGCGCCACATGAAGGATCGACCATTTGCGGCCTCTTCCGGGCCACTCTTTGCGGGGCGCGCGGCATGACCTCCATGGCCGGCACCAACCAAGAGTGGGACGTCGTCGCCGCGCCGATCAGGGCGAAGGCTGAAGCGTTGCGGGACGAGGCCAGGCGGCTCGGCATCCGCCGAGAGTTCGACGTGCGTGTGGCGTCCGCTGACATCGTGTTCGGTCTCTGCAGCCGGGACGCCGAGCGAGCCAACCGCGCCGTGGACGCCTTGGAGCTGCTCGTCGCGGCCAGTCGCCCGGTCCGCCGTCGGCGGGGGCGCGCATGACTGCCTCCGTCCGTGACAACGCCATCCGTTTCCTGCGGTCCCGTGCCGAGAAGGGATGCACCGCGCCGCTCGCGCTGATCGCCAGCAAGCTCGAGGACGCGACGACCACCCGTGACGATGTCCGCCGCGCGCTGCGGGACCTCGAGCGCGAGGGGCTGGTCTCGTCCATTCGCCGCGGCGGCCGAGGGCGGCTCGACCGGGCTGTGGTCTACCAGCTCGGGGGCGCCGCATGAGCCTCGACGCTTACCGCGATCACATCGCGCGGAAGGCCATCGCGTTCGACCCGGCGGGCTTCCGCGTAGACGAGGCGACGATTCCGTCCTCGTTGTTTCCGCATCAGCGTCACGGCGTGCAATTCGCCCTGGAGTGCGGCCGCGCCGCGCTGTTCTACGACACCGGCCTCGGCAAGACGCGAACAGCGCTCGCATGGGGCGATCAGGTGATGAGGAAGACCGGGAAGCCGGTGCTCATGCTGGCGCCGCTCGCCGTCGGCACGCAACACGTGCGCGAGGCGGTCGAGCTAGGCGTTGAGGCGGAACAGTCCCGGACCGGATCGGCGCCCGTCTCCCCGAAGGTCGTCGTCACCAACTATGAGCGGCTCAAGGATGTGAACCCGGATCTCTGGGGCGGGGTGATCCTCGACGAGAGTTCCGTCCTCAAGAGCTTCACCGGCAAGACGACACGCGCCTTGATCAAGTCGTTCAAGCGCACGCCGTACCGCCTTTGCTGCACGGCTACGCCCGCTCCGAACGACCACACCGAGTTGGGGCAGCACTCTCAATTCCTCGGCGTCATGGACGCGCCGGAGATGCTGTCTCGCTGGTTCATCGCGGACCAGACGAACATGGGACGCTATCGCCTCAAGAAGCCTGCCGTGGGCCCGTTCTGGGACTGGGTTGCGTCGTGGGCTCGCTGTGTGTCGAAGCCGTCCGACCTCGGGTTCAGCGACGAGGGCTTCCAGATGCCTGAGCTCGTCATGCATCGGCATCTGGTGGCGGCCGACCGGAGCGCGAATGCTGGGGGCGAGAAGGACGGCCAAGCGCGGCTGTTTCGCGTGCCCGACACCTCGGCGACGTCGATCCACCGTGAGAAGCGGCTGACGAGCGCAATGCGGGCCGAGCAGGTTGCCCGCATCGTCTCGGCCGAACCCGATGAGTCGTGGGTGATCTGGGTCGAGACGGACTATGACGCCGACGCCGTCCACGCGGTTCTTGATGGCGTCGTCGAGGTCCGTGGCTCCATGTCGATCGAGAAGAAGGAAGAGCGCCTACGCGCCTTTTCCGACGGCGAGGTGCGCGTCCTCCTCAGCAAGCCCTCGCTCGCCGGATTTGGCTTGAACTGGCAGCACTGCGCTCGGATGGCCTTCATGGGCCTCAGCTTCTCATACGAGAGCTTCTATCAGGCCGTTAGGCGCTGCTGGCGGTTCCGTCAGGCGCGCGACGTCCATGTGCACGTGGTCTGTGCCGATACCGAGGACGCGATCTGGCATGCGGTCAACCGCAAGGCCGGCGACCACGACGTGATGAAGGCCGAGATGACGGCCGCCATGGCGCGAGCGGCTCGCAAGTCCGGCGTCCGCCTTTCGTACATCCCCGAGCAAGAGGCCCGCCTACCGGCGTGGATGGTGCAACGATGAACGTTCTCGATCAGGCGAGCGGCGACGGGTGGGCCGCCTTCAACTGCGATACCGTAGAATTTACAGCCGAAATGCCTGAGAGCAGCATAGACCTCAGCGTCTTCTCTCCGCCGTTTTCGAGCCTCTACATCTACTCGGACAGCGAGCGCGACATGGGCAACGTGTCGAGCCACGATGAGTTCTTCGTCGCCTATCGGCATCTCGCCCGCGACCTGTTCCGCGTGACACGCCCGGGGCGCCTCTGCGCGATCCATGTGAAGGACCTCGTCTACTACTCGAACAGCTCGGCCAAGGGGGACCGCGGTCTCTACTCGTTCACATCAGACTGCATCCGCGCGCACGTCGAGGAAGGGTGGACCTTCCACCGCCAGGTGACGGTGTGGCGGTGCCCCGTGAAGGAGATGCAGAAGACGAAGGCCGACCGGCTCCTCTACAAACATTTCCGGGAAGATGCGGCGCGCACGGGCGGCGGAATGCCGGAGTACATCCTCGTGTTCCGCAAGTGGTCCGAGGGGATGGAAGGCGTTGCACCGGTGCTCCACCCGCCGGCCGATTTCCCGCTCGACGTTTGGCAAGAATGGGCCTCGCCGGTCTGGATGGATACGCGCGAGACAGATGTCTTGAACGTCGGCGCCAAGGGTGATGAGGAGCGCCACTTGTGCCCCATGCCACTCGATCTGACCCGGCGCCTGGTTCTCCAGTACACGAACGCCGGAGAGACCGTCTACTCGCCGTTCTTGGGGATCGGGAGTGAAGGTGTCGTGTCCGTCCGTAACGGGCGAAAATTTCTCGGCACCGAACTGAAGCCTGAATACTGGCAGCTCGCGTGTCGCCACCTGAGAGAGGCCGAACGAAATCGCGTCGCGGGTGACCTGTTCGGAGCGGCGGCATGACCCGAACCCACCCGAACATCAGCGACCTCTTCCTGGCCTACCTCATCTCCAACGGCTTCGAGCCTGACCCCGATTCGACGCACGCGGAGATCGTCGAACGCTTCACGGCAACACGGCCGGACTTCCGGTTCCACGAGTTCCACCGCTGGCTCGCAGACATGGACCGTGCCGCGGCGTCGGCCGGGCGAGGGGTGCACATCGGTCGGCTCGGACAGGCCGTCGTCGACGATCACGCTGAGCGGATGGCGTTCGTCTGGAGTCGGATCGAGGGAAGGGTGGTCGCGTGACCGGAGTTGCCGAGCTCATCATCGACTCCTTCGCCGGTGGTGGAGGGGCCTCGACCGGGATCGAAATGGCCCTCGGCCGGTCCCCGGACTACGCGATCAACCACGATGCCGAGGCCCTTGCCCTGCACGCGGCGAACCATCCCGACACGGTCCACCTCTCGCGGAATATCTGGCAGGTCGACCCGCTCGACGTCGTCGGCCGCCGGCCTGTCGGCCTCGCGTGGTTCTCGCCGGATTGCTTCCCAGCCGGGACACTGATCCTCACCGATCACGGCTACAAGGCGATCGAGACGGTGGATGAGGGCGACATGGTCCTCACCCACAATGGTCGCTACCGGCGGGTCTACGCGACCATGCAGGCGGTCAAACCGCTCCTCAGCGTTTCAGGACAAGGGGTGCCGCCGATCCGGGTCACCGCCGAGCACCCCTTCTACACTCGCTCCGCCACGAACGCGTGGAACAACGAGCGCCGAGCGTACCGGCGGACGCTCGGTGAACCGACATGGACCCCCGCCGCTGATCTGCGGACCACCGGCGCCCCGATGAACGCCGCTGGCGGCGACCTGTCGTTCTGGGCCTCGCCGGCCGTCTTTCCGGCGCTTCCGGTGCCCGAGGTGCCGGGCCGCGGCATGGTGCTCGACGAACGCTTGATGTGGCTCGCCGGCAGGTACGTCGGCGAGGGCTGGACGCGGCTTGGTGGAGGACGCGCGGAACTCGTCATCACGTGCGACCGCCGCGATGCGGACGCGCTTCGCGAGCGCCTCAGCGCGTGGCCGCGTGCCGGACAACGGGCTGGGACCGATGAACTCGCCTGGCACGAGAGGGAGACCTCCACCGCCTACCAGTTCTCGACGTCGCACCAGGGGTTGGTGATCTGGCTCCGGCAGCAGTTCGGACACGGCGAGGCAGAGAAGGCCTTCCCCGCCTGGGCGCTGGGGATGCCAGAGCGCATGCGCGCCGCGCTCCTGGCGGGCTACGTCTCCGCCAATGGGTCGGAGCCCAAGATCCGTGAGGTGGTGCTGACCCACATCACGACCGTGTCCCGGCGGCTCGCCTTCAGCACGAAGGCTCTTGTCGAGAGCCTTGGCACGCCGGCGAAGATCTATGGGCCGCGCCAGAGCACGAGCGTCATAGCTGGACGCCGCGTCAACGCCAGACCGTTCTATTCGGTGCGCTGGCGTCATGAACCCGCTCGCCGTCAGCATGAGCGGGACGATCTGCACTTCTGGACACGTCTTCAGGACGTGGCAGACGCCCGCGAGACGGCGCCGGTGTTCAACATCTCGGTCGAGGAGGACGAGAGCTACGTCGCGGACGGGATCGTCGTCCACAACTGCAAGCACTTCTCGAAGGCGAAGGGCGGCAAGCCGGTGAAGCGCAACGTGCGTGATCTCGCCTGGACCGTCGTGCTCTGGGCGAAGCGTGCCCGGCCGCGCGTCATCATCCTCGAGAACGTCGAGGAGTTCCGGGACTGGGGGCCGCTCGTGGAGCGCGCGCCAGGCGTCTTCACCCCGTGCCCTGACCGCCGCGGCGAGACCTTCGCGCGGTGGACCGGAGAGCTGAAGCGGCTCGGCTACAAGGTCGAGTGGCGTGAGCTTCGGGCGTGCGACTACGGCGCGCCGACGATCCGCAAGCGGCTGTTCGTGATCGCCCGGCGCGACGGCCGCCGCATCGTCTGGCCGAAGCCGACGCACGGCGCGCCTGACAGCGATGGTGTCCGCAGCGGCAAGCTGAAGCCATGGCGGACGGCGGCCGAGATCATCGACTGGTCGATCCCGTGCCCGTCAATCTTCGACACCGCCGAGGAGATCCGCGCGAAGTTCGGGATCCGCGCGATCCGGCCGCTCGCCGACGCCACGATGAGGAGGATCGCGCGCGGTGTCGTCCGGTACGTCCTCACGTGTGGGCATCCGTTCATCGTCCCGGTCACGCACCACGGCGATCTCCGCTCGCACGGGGTCACGGAGCCGGTGCGAACCCAGACGACCGCAAATCGCGGCGAGCACGCGCTCATCATGCCGCACCTGACGAAGTTCCAAACCGGCTCGACGGGCGCGCCGATGGATGGGCCGGTGCCCACCGTGACCGCCAACAGCTACGTGAAGCGCCCCGGCGGCGCGGCACCGCTAGGTCTCGTGGCCGCGACGATGGTGCAGACCGGATACGGTGAGAGGGAGGGACAGGCACCGCGATCGCTCGACATTCAGGAACCGCTCGGAACCCAGGTTGCCGGCGGCGCGAAGCACGCCGTCGTCGCCGCGTTCCTGGCGCAGCACAACACGGGCGTCGTCGGCCATGACGCCCGAGAGCCGGTGTCGACGCTCACCACGGGAGGCTCCTACGGAGCGTCCCAGCAGAGCGTGGTTGCGGCCCACCTCATGAACATGAGGGGAAGCACCCGGAGAGATGGAGAGGCCAACGATCCGCTTTGGACGCAAACCGCCGGCGGCCAGCATTCGGCTCTGATCTCGGCCTTCCTGTCGAAGTACTACGGCCAGGGCGAAGGCGCCGCGATTGACGGCCCGATGCATACCGACACCACCAAGGACCGGTTCGGTCTGGTGACGGTCGAGATCGATGGCGCCACCTACGCCATCGCCGACATCGGAATGCGGATGCTCACTCCACGCGAGCGCTTCCGGGCCCAGGGCTTCCCCGACGACTACCAGATCGACGTCGGCCGCGATGCCGACGGAAACCCGGTACGGCTCACGGCCACCGCCCAAGGCCGCATGTGCGGCAACAGCGTCTGCCCGCCGCTGGCCGCGGCCCTCGTCAATGCGAACTGCGCGGACCTCGCCGTTGGCATGACGGAGGAGGCGGCCGCGTGACCCGCCTGGAACGCATCATGGTCCGGACCGGCAAGCCGCGCCGGATCCGCTGGGTGACCGTCGAACGCAAGGCGCGTGTGGAGCGCCCCGAGAATCTCAAATCGCTGCCTGAACACCGTACGCGCCGGCAGGTCCGGCTGCGGCTCTCCGAGGCGGCCTGAAGCATGGAGAAGAAGATGCAGGGATATTCACTCGCGGGAACGCCAGAGGCCCGGGCGGCGTACTTCAGGCGTGTGTCCGAGAAAGGGGACATGAGACCGGCGCCGCGCGTCGTCGAGGTCGCGACCGCAGATCCTGAGGCCAAACATGAGCGATGGCCAGAACCACGGTCCCGCGAGGACGCCCACGCCGCGCATATGCGGCGCGTCGCTTCGAATTGCGCGCGAGAGATCGACACTGCGGCGCGTCCCGCTCTGGTCCAGCAGCAGGACGTCCCGCCAGCGGCGAAACCTGTGAAGGACACCGGCGATCAGACGCCCATGGGATGGACGCCTCTCAACCCGTCCATGACGTTCGAGACGTTCGTCGCCAGCTCCGACCTGCCACTGGCGCTTGCTCGCAAGGTTGCCGCAACCGAGCGCTGGAGCCGCGTCGAGCACAGCCCGATCGTGATCTACGGCGGCGATGGCCTCGGCAAGACGCATCTTCTCCAAGCGATCGCGGCCACCTCACCGCAGCAGTGCCTCTACGTCACCGCCGAGGACTTCATGTACCGCCTCGTCGGCACCCTCACGAAGGGTCAGGGCGAAGCCATGCGGAAGACGCTGGCCCAGGCGGAGGTCCTCCTGGTGGACGGCATCGATCGGATCACCGGCTCGATGTTCGTGCCGCATTTCGAGCAGGCCATCGACTTGTTCGCCAGCGGTGGACAGCAGGTAGTGTGCACATCGAGGGTGGTTCCTGCTGTTCTGGAGATGCTCGGCCCGGAGACGCGCCGGCGACTGTCCTCCGGCATGGTCGCTGAGATGGCGCCGCCGAATTATGGCCAGCGCAAGGATATCGTCGCCAAGCGGATCGAGATCCACCGGACGGATTTCGCAGCGCTGGCATTCCCGGACGAGGTCGCGGAGTTCATCGCCAAGTCGATCACGACCAACGGAAGAGACCTGGTCGGTGCTGTCAGCCGGATCGTTGCCCACTCCGAGCTCGCCGGCCGGACGATCGATCTGCAGATGGCCGAGTTGGCGATCCTCGATCTGCTCCGCGCCAACACGGTGAAGACGCCGAAGATCGAGGACATCCAGCGGGTCGTCTGTCAGCACTACGGAATCTCGCGGGGCGACCTGGTCTCGGCGAGGCGCACCAAGGTGATCGTTCGGCCGCGACAGGTAGCGATGTACCTCTGCAAGATGCTGACGCCGAGGTCCCTTCCGGAGATCGGTCGTCGATTTGGGAACCGCGACCACACGACCGTCCTCCATGCGGTGCGGAAGATCGATGATCTGAAGGAGAGGGACCAGAAACTCGCCGAGGACATCGAGATTATCACCCGCGGCCTCGCCTGACAGGGGCCGCCCCGTGGATGATCCCGAAGCCATCCTGACGAGGGTCCTGAAGGACTACGACGTCACGGTTCTGGACAACGAGGGCCCGGACATCAAGCCGCGCCAGACCAAGGCCAAGCAGACCCTGGTGAAGCTCCTGGAGCAACACGGCGAGGGCCACCTGCAGGACGTTCTGACGTGCTTTCTCCACACCGAGAACAACGCGATGGCGTTGCTGGCGCCGATCATCAAGGCAGTCTCGTCGCTTCTCCGGGCCCATCCCGAATGGTGGCGTCGCGACACCACGGCTTGGCTCGAGGTCCTGGACCGTATCGACCTCAATCGCCTCCACACGTTCGTGAAGGGCAACATGAAGGCGGTCCCCGCCGACAAGGCGATTGCCACCGAACTCTACCGAGAACTCGCGGGGGAGTTTGCCCCGCCGACCCCCGAACTTTTTGATGAACGATATGAGGGAGCGAGCGCATGAACGCGCCGACGAACGTGAATTGGACGCTCCTAACCCCGAGCGAGAAGACCGAGATCGTGAAGAAGGGAATTCGGCAAGGCCTCTCGGCGTCCAAGATTGCCGAGCCGCTCGGCATCAGCCGGAACGCGATCATCGGTGTCGCCAACCGGGCCGGGCTGTCATTCGGATTGAAGTTTGTCCACCGGGCGGGCCGAGTGCAGAAGGTCGCCCGAGCGGCAGCAGGCCAAGCGAAGGCGGCACCTCAGAAGGCTGTCGTTGCGCAGAAGGTGCCGCCGATCCCGAAGGTGACGCCGGCGCCGCCTCTCCAGAAGATCGAACCGGCTCCCGTAGTGGCCTCAGACCCTGTTCCGATGACCTCTGGCGTGGCCTTCATGGACCTCTCGCACCGGTCTTGCCGAGCTCCGCTTTGGGGACAGTACCCACCGGTCTCGATCGACGACTTTCGCTTCTGCGGGGCCAAGACAATCGAGGAAGGATCCTACTGCGCTGAGCACCACAAGCGCTTCCATCAGGCCATTCACTCCACGCGGATCAAGCCACCGAGCGAGACGCGCGGGGTATCAAAGACGGCCGTGATGGATGCCGTGCTCTCGGCGGTGGGCTCGAGGAGATGGTGATGGATCGCGCTTTGCTGGAGCACGTCATCCGCGAACGCCTGAAGGACGCGGCCCGGACCGAGCGCCGCCTTCCTGCCGGCTCGCTCGGCCCCTCGGCGATGCGGGCGGTATGGCCAGAGATGGACCCGCCCACCAAGGAGGAGGTCGACGCCTACGGCTACACCGATGAGGAGAAGGCCGAAGCGAAGCGGGAGGCGTGGGAAGCGCTCATCCGGAGGCGGCCGGCTACCCCGGCAGACGTCTCCAGAATGATGGAGACCATCGGGTGGGTTGCAAGGTATGTTCATGACGCGATGCACCGCCGAGCAGTTTTCGCTTGGGCCCGTGGCCAAGTGAAGAAGGAAGTTGGGGGAGAGAGTTTCAGGTCATGGTGCAGGCGACACAGCATACACGCAAATCAGGGAACGCGGTTCGTTTCGTATGCTGTGAATGACATCGCGACACACGCACCCAACTTTCCCGAGTTGTTGGTTCAGGCCGAGGAATTGGCGGTGTGTACAGAGCGACCTGATTTCGATACTCATTTCGATACGCTGAGGACATCTGACGACGGCGCTCCGCCACGGCATCAGCACTGGCACATGGAGCCTGGCGCGAAGCCCGTCGCTCACGATGACAGCGACCCCGAAGCGGTCGCGGCGATGATCAATCGGCTGGATAAGGCGCGTGAACGCGCGCGGAAAGCGCAGGCGCGGCGCCGGGCCAAGCTCGGCCTTGTCGACGGATAGGCGAGGAACCCGCGTGGGCGAACAGCGGCTTGCACAGGGATGCCGGCGGCCGGGCGCGCGTAAGGTCAAGGTCGTCACGAACTTGGACCCGGATACCCTGGCCGAACTCCAGCGGATGGCCCGCCGTGAGAACTGCACGGTCTCGGAGGTCATCCGGACGGTGATCGAGTGGGGTCTTGAGCGTGCAGGGTGAACGGCGTCGATGCGCCTGTATTCGCGACGCTTCACATCTGAAGGCTGAAGTCAAGCTAATCGACGCTGGCATGTGAACAAAGGGGATAATGCGTAATTCGGGGACAAAGCCTGTGGATGAGTTCGCGGTGACTCCATGCCAAGAGGCGCATCTGTCATCTTGAGGGAGTTCGGCGCGTTGGTGCGCGCTGGGTGGAAGCGGCGAGGGACAGGTTTTCCAGGCATGGCCCCGCCGCTTCCGAGAGACACCGCCGAGTTAGCGCTCGGCGCCATCCATCACCGACGGTTGAAAAGGAACCGACGATGACGATCCTCATTACCACGCCGTCTGCGGACGGCGCAAAGCCGCTCACCATGTCCTCGCTGGAAATTGCCGAGCAGACGGGGAAGCGGCACGACCACGTTGTGCGGGACATTCGCGCTGTCCTTACCGAGCTGCATGGGGAAGGGGGTCTCCCCAAGTTTGGGGACACCTACATCAACCCGCAGAACGGTCAGTCCTACCCCTGCTTCCGTCTCCCGCACCGCGAGTTGATGATCCTTCTGACTGGCTACAGCGTCCCGCTTCGGGCCAAGGTGATTGATCGGTGGGAGACGCTGGAGCGCAACGCGACCGCCGCCTCGACCGAGGCGCTGGTGCAGCGGGTGGATGGCATTTCGCGAATGCTCGCGAAGAAGGTGACGGGCATCGAGGCGCGCGTGAACGAGATCGTTGATGAGGCCATCATGCGAGCCATCGCCGCCGACTCCCGTGTCTCGGTCATGTCGCACATCAGCGTTAAGCAGATCCTTGCCGACGAGTGGCGGGTGCCTGCCAAAGGCCGCCGATCTATTCAGCGCAAGGTTTTCACCAGGTTGCAGGACCACTGCCTCGCACACGGCATCAAAGCATTCCGGTGCGCGCACAGCGGGACGTGGCTGTTTCCGCGTCATGATGCGATCGCTTTCGTTCGCGACCACTGCGGACCGATGATCCGCGAACACGTGGACAAGGTTACTGGGCAGGGGCGGCTCCCCTTTAAGGTGGTCGGCGGCACCGAAGTGAAGTGCTCCGTTAACGAGCGCAGCGCCGCCGCCTGAATACCAGCGAGGAGCGCCGCGAGCGCCTGGAGCCCGGACCTTGACCGGGTGGCAGGGCCGAAGCCTCGCCGTCGACGATGATCGACGGGAACAGCGGCAACTCCATCATCCGGCCGTAGTCTCACCTGGGCCCCCGGCGGGAGGGCAGGTCATACACGGGGGCGATGCCGTGAGTGGCCGGATGCCTGTCGGTCAGGCGCCCGGCAGAGGCAAAGGCTCCAATCGCCCGCATCCCGCCAACCATTCCGGCACCCCGAGACCGGGGGCGTCAATTCAGGGAGCGTCGCCGTGGGCATCCAGGACAACTCGGCAGCGACCCTGCCCATCCTTCAGAAGCTGCGCCAGGACGCCCGTGCGGCGGCCGACAGCGCGAAGACCTACTCCGAGGGGGTCAACGCCAAGCTCGCGGTCGCAATCGCTGGTCTCGCCAAGGTGGCGCGGGACGGCGACGCGGCGTCGCTAACGGGGACGCTGCCCGTCGAGCGTGTCGACGTCGACGCGATGCGCGCGCATCTCGGTATCGACGGATCAAGCCTGGTGACGGCGGCGCTTATTGCCGCACTGATCTCGGCCGACAGTGAAGCGGCCGCCGAGCTCGCAGATGCACTCGGTGTCGATGACATCGCCGCGGCGCAGACCGCGGATCAGATCGCCAACCTTTTCGCGGCCGATGCGAACGCCGCCACGGCCCTGGTGGCGGCCCTCCCGGTGGACCTGCCGGAAGGCGGACCAGCTGCGATTATCGAGGCTCTACGTGGGGCGCTCGTAGATATGGAGTGACCTCATGCCGGCGATGGATCTTGTCGAAGACGCACTGATGATCCGAGACGCCAGCCAGGGCGGCTTTGGGTACATGCAGGCGGCGAAGCTGCTGGCCAAAGTTCTGAGCGGGGGTGCCAGTGAAATCACCATCGGCGCCCCCGATGCTAACGGGAAGATCACGATCTCTCTTGCGGGCGAGAGCTTCACGACGGCGGAAAAGGACAAGCTCGCCGACATCGAGGCTGACGCCAAGGACGATCAGACGGCCGACGAGATTGCCAGTCTGATCGCTGCCGGCTCCGCCGCGCAGGATGTGCTGAAGGCGGCGCTCTCCGTCCCGGCGTGGGCTCCGTCCCGCGCGGCCGCGCAGGCACTCTCGTTCCCGGCCAGCGTCAAGGAGATGGTCGCCTGGGGCTATGCCGCTCCGGGCGATGGGGGTGGCGCGCGGTGGAAGCGCGTCGACAGCGAGCCGTCGCATGCCGGAAAGTTCCGGAGCCAGGACCGCATACGCTCCGACGGCTCCATCAGTGCGACCAACGGCGGATGGTGGGAGATCGTCGCCGGCAACGGCATGACCCTGACCCCGCTTCAATTCGGCGCGGTACCGGGACAGGACGTCAACAGCGGTCCGCAACTGCAGGACTATTTCGACTATGTGGTCCGGTCGTTCGACGGGTACGCGTTCCCGATGGACATCGACCTGGGTGGGATGCTGTTCCGGTCCGACCAGAGCCTCAACCTGACAGGCATCCGCCAGCCCGGTCTCCGGATGCGGAACGGTGAGATCTACTCCCGCGCGCAGAACAAGATCGCGTTGGATTTCACGGGCGGCAACAACATCACCCTGAGCAACATCGACGTGAACGGTGCCGAGGATGCGCCGCCGGACGTCGGTATCCTGTTCAGCCGCGCTGCTGGAGCATTGAACGACTTCGCCGGCTCCTCGACGATGATCATCGACAACGTCAAGGCCAACGGATATTTCAGGCGCGCGGCGTGCATTGCCATCGCGTCGGAGGTCTCGACGTGGATCGCGCCGAACTTTCGGAACAAGCACAAGCACTACTACGCCGTCGCGTTCGCGATGGTCGACAACACCCAGGCGCTCGTCGATCAGTTCGCCGGCTCGATGATCACGTCCGAGTTCCAGACGCTGCCGCCTCCCGGCACCAGTCACTCGAACGTCTGCCACAACATGGTGTGCCCGACGATCGCGCGGTCGTCTCCCTTCAGCGTGAGCATCACGAGCATCACGCGGGCGAACCCGGCCGTCGTCACGCTCGCGACCATGGACAACGTCGACCTCGTCAACGGCGACTGGATCTTCATCACCGGCGGGACGATGGACGAGGTCGCCTACGGCTACTTCCAGGTCGCAAACCTCAACGTCGCGGCGAAGACGTTCCAGTTGTCCGGCGTTAACTCCACCGGCTTCTCGGCCTATACCGGCGGTGCGACGCTTCAAATGCGGATGGGTCCGGCAGTTCTCATGTCCGGCGTCCGGACCTTCTATTCGCAGGGCGGATATCTTCTCTCGTATGGTCAGCCCGCGCTGGTCCTCGACACCGCCAACGGCACCTTCAAGGACTTCCACTTTAACGCTCAGTTCGAGCGCCACTGCTTCGATCCGATCGCCATTCGGAACTCGGCCGGGACGGACATCCTTTGGGACATCGACCTCAATCTGCCGAACCACTCGCAGGATCCCGGTCGGAGCCTCATCAGGGCGCTCGGCACGGGAACGGTGCAGTTCCGGGGTCTGAAGTTGCTGGGCTGGCACGGCGTGCCGAACGTGGCGCTGGAGGGCGTCTTCTACCCGGCGTCGAAGTTCGACATCATGGGCGGGAACATCACGATCCCGCAGGAGGCTTTCCTCGATCCGACCGAGCTTCTCCGGTTCGATGGCAGCATCACCGCGTGGGATCGAACGCCGCGCAAAATCGAGTACCTCGACAAGAACACTCCGATCCAGAACCTGATGAACACCTTTGGTTCATGGGTTCCGGTCATTCGAGACGCTCCGACCGGTGGCAACGTAGCGACGACGTCAAACGTTTCCGGCACCTGGAATAGGGTCGGGAATATTCTGCATTTCACCGGCTTCCTGCGTGACATCAGCACGACAGGAATGAACGTCGAAAATGATCTATACATCGATCTTTCGGGGCTTCCGGCCACGCCTGCAAACGTCGCTGGAAATGGTGTCGATTACTACGTCGGCTCGGTGCGAACCACGTATATCGCCCTGGACGGTTCTCCAGTAATCGAGTGCCTCGAAGACATGACCTGGGCGCGCATTACCTGCAGTCGCGACGGGATCGTCAATCGGGCGATTAAGATCGGTGACGTTACCGATGGCAACGGTGACATCGTCTTCCAGATGACGGTGCGCGTGTAGCGCGCCGTCCCCTCCACCATGCAAGCTCCGGGTGATCAGCAATGCCTACCCCTGTGATCTTCGACGTGGACCACGACAAGCTGGTGGCCTACGACGTGGACAATGGCTGGCTCGGCGTGATCGGGCCTGGTCGCGTCCTCGCAAAGACGCTGGTGGTCGACGGCGCCGCAATCTCGATCTCCTATCAGGAGCCAGAGGGCACGGTCACAATCAGTGTCGATGCCGAAGCCGGCGCGACCGCGGACATGACCGGCGCCGAGATCGTGGCAGCGGTCAACGATGCCCTTGGTTCGAGCACCTGGCAGTCCGGCGGGACTGCTGACCTCCTCGTCTACAGCGTCAACGGCCTCACCGGCGACGTCGTGCTCACCTCAGACGAGATCGACGATAGTGGATCGACCGAGAAGCGGTTCATTACCCAAACCCTGCTGAACAAGCTCTCCAACATCGAGATTGGCGCCACGGCGGACCAGACCGGCGCCGAGATGGTGACCCTGATCAATGGCGCCCTCGGATCGACCGACTGGCAGTCAGGGGGCGCCGGTGGCGGCGCCGTCGACAGCGTCAACGGTCAAACGGGTGCAGTTGTCCTGACAGCGGACGACATCGACGACAGTGCGACCGTCAAGGTGTTCTTCTCCGCATCCGAAAGGGTCAAGCTCTCCAACATCGACGAATATGCCACCGATGATCAAACGGGTTCTGAGATCGTTGCCGCGATCAACGACGAGCTCGGCTCGGCAAATTGGCAATCGGGGGGTAGCGGCGGCGAGGTGACGAGCGTCAATAATCGCACCGGCGACGTCGTCATCAGTCCGGACGACCTCGACGACGCAACGACGTCACACAAGTTCATCTCGCAAGCGCAGCTGTCGAAGCTTAGCGGGATCCAGGCTGGCGCCACCGATGACCTGACGGCATCGGAGATCGTGACACTGGTCGATGCCGACGGGACCGCTAAGAGCGCGCTCAAGACTGCGCTCGCTGTTCCGGTTGCCGCAGGGGATATCGGTGCTGTTCCGACGACACGGACCGTGGGGACCGGCGAGGGCCTGCAAGGTGGCGGAAGCCTCGGCACAAACCGAACGATCTCGCTTTCAGCCGCGACCATCGCCAGTCTCAATCGGGCCGACAACGCGGCTCCATCCAGCGAGGTCGTTGGTCTTGTCTACGGCGCCGCCGTCGAATTGACGTGAGCATCCATAGGGCAGCAGATGACCAACCTGATCACATTCCGAGCGACCCGACCGGTTGAGCTCTACGGCAAATTCCTGTCCGAGGGCGAGCAGATCCAGCTGACCGGAGAGCAGGCAGAGTACTACGCAGCAACGGGCGCCCTGGAGGCTCTGTTCGGCGACGTCATCCCGTATCTCTCGACGTCATCGGCCCGGGACGCGATGCCGACGACGTTTGATCAAGACTACAGCCGCGTTGCCCGATCGATCTACATCGGCGCCGCCGGCGACCTCAACATCAGAACCTTGGCCGGCAACGACCGCATCTTCTACGGCCTCGTCGCGCCAATGATCCTTCCGGTTGCGGCCCTTCGGGTAAACTCCGAAGGGACAACGATGATCGCCAAGTACATCTTGGGACTGGCATAGGAGGTCTCGATGAATTTCATTCTCGGCCTCGGCATCCTCCAGCGGATTGCGCGCAAGCTCCGGTATTGGGGCGACGGCGAGCTGTGGGACGACGACGGGGAATGGGTCGACGAGGACGATTAATCTTGGAGGATCGTCATGGCTCTATGGTTCGCGAACCGCGAGAGCATGAAGGCGGTGCGTGAGAAGATCAATATTGGGCTCGACAATCTCTCGCAAGTGACGGATCGAGTGACCATCCTCGAGACGGTCCGGGTCGTGAACCTGGCGGTCGACACACCGGTGGCAGAGTACGGGCAAGACTTCACACCGGCCCTGACCTGGGTGTTGGACGGCGCCGCACCCGTGGTTCGTCAGACCGTAAACGGCTCGCCGATTGCGCCGAACACCGAGACCTGGACCGCGCCAGTCACCATCACCGATGACGCCACCTACACCGTCACGGTCACTGACCACCGCGGCCGCAAGGACAGCGCGAGCGTCTCCGTCGATTTCAAATACCGGGTCTTTTGGGGTGTCTCACCGTCGGAGACACTGGATGCGGCGGGCGTGCTCAACCTCGCCGAAAGCTCGCTCGCTGGGTCCTTGCACAGAGCCATGACCGTTGACGCGACCGGCGGGCAATACCTGTTCTACGCGTATCCCGTGGTGTTCGGCGATGTGGGGTGGGTGACTGCCTTCGGCGACCCGATCGCACCTGTCGTCGAGACGGTGACCCTTACCACGCCAGCCGGTTACACCGGCTCGTACTATGTCGTGCGCCTTCCAAACACGATCGACCATGCCGAAGCGATTTGGTCGGTCGGAACGGACGGTGATGCTGATCCATTCGGCGTCACCGTGGCGCTTGACCTGTCCCTGGAGGAGTTGACGGTCGGGTAGCTCTGCGCGAGCGCGCCGGTGCTCCCGCAATGCCCCCTCCGCTGAGCGTAGGGAGCCACCGTCCGATCAAGCGCATAGGGCTTCTGTCGATGACCGCATATGATCCCAACCTGCATCAGCTCGTCTTTCATGGCGCGGGTCTGCCGAGAAAATTCGGACGTCATGGCCTGGCCAATGCGCTGAAGGCGTCTGTCGCGACCGACGGGTCCGACCTCGAGTTCAGTTCCGTTTCCAGCGGCCGCGTTGGGATCGATCTCAATCTGGCCGCGAAGGCGAAGCTGACGCTCGGCGGCCGGGCCGCTCAGTCGGCCCCGACGCGTGCGGCTGCAGAGGCGCTGGATGTTCCCTCGGAGGTCGTTGAGATGACGCTCCAGGGCTTCGCTGTCCCGAATGACGGCGGGCGAGCTTCTGTAGAGCGTGTCGATAGCGAGCCTGCGCACGCGTGGGGGCTCCAGACCCTCGACGGCGGCTGGTGGGATTTCGCGGGCGACACCGTTCCCCTGAAGGCATTCTCCGCATTGGGCGACGCAGTGAGGCTCACGGATGGCGCCATCGACGCTGGGTCGGTGACGTTCAACAGTGCCTCCGCAAACTGGTCCGCGCTGAACGTAGGCGACCTGATCGCCATCAGTGGCGCAGGGGACGGCGGCGCCGTCTTGTCCAGCGAGATCGTGTCCATCAACTCCCCGCAGTCGGTCGAGATTGCGGATCCGGCGACGAGCGCCGTTGTTGATGCCGATGCCTACTACGGCAACGATGACACCGACGCCGTGAACGCCGCCGACGCGTACTCCGCGCAGACCGGCAAGACGATCATCATGCGACGCGGGACGTTCCTGACCCGCCTGGTGAACTTCAACCAGCTCGACGGGACGTTTCTGAGCCTGGACGGGTCTCAGATCGTCGATGGAACGAACCAGAAGCTCGGGACGTCCATCGTCAATCTGCGATCGGCCATCACGGTTGGAAGTGGGTCGACCGGCTACTTCAATGGAACCGTTCCGAAGGGCCTGCGTCGGCGCAACTACAACGTTTCCAATGATGCCACGGCGACCCCTGTGCCGGACTTTCAGTTCGCGGAGGAGGCCTCACTCGACGTTGATCACGTCTACTACAAGTCGGGCTATCAGGAGTCTTACGATACCGACGGCGGACGATCGGGCTTCACGACCTATCGCACGAAGGTGACGCAGGCGGGTCGCGGCGATTGCGCTGTCTATGCGCCGGACCTCCTCGTCATCGGCGACCCGGATATCCGGGCGAATGCCACCCACGTCCAGTCGATGGCGGCCGGCGATGTCTATGGCGGCACCGTCAGGGCTGGTGCCGGCAATGTCGTGATCAAGCTCGGCGAGCAGCACATCAAGGACCAAGGCAACGCGGTCCGCGGCTACGCCTATCGGTACATTTTCGAGCGCAACAACGACGACGAGAGCAACGGCAAGGTCTGGGAAGGCGTCACCCTCGTTTCGCGTGGGTCCAAGCCGGTGAACGTCGGCTTCAACCTTCAGGGTCTCGGGTCTGGCTTCAAAGTCGGCTACAGCTCTGCCGCATCCAATGTCGAGTACAGCGTCGGCCTCGCCGAGGGGCAGAAGATTGAGTTCGACACCGGCGTCGCGCCGGTGAACGGCCTCAACCTGATCCCGAACACGTTCGGCGGCCGAACGCTACACTACGATGGCGAGAGCATGCGCTTCGATACGCCTGGCGGGAACTTCCTGGCGATCGGAGATGACGAGACCCAGGCGGACCTCCTCAGCGCGAACGCGACCCGCCATGTCGCGCGGACGCGGGCTCAACTGCCCGCAACGGCCGGCGATGGCGATATGTATCGCGTGTCGGATGGACCTGGCGGCCGCCCGTGCTTTGTCGTTTGGCAGGATGGCGGGTGGAAGCCGATCGCCATCGGCGGCATCAACGAACCTGCCAACTGGTACGACCCGGTCCCGGAGAAGACCGTCTTTTCGAGCTTTGCCGAGTTCAAAGCGCGGGTCGACGATGGGTGGTCACCGGCGGACGGGCATATTGCCGAAATTGGCGACCTCCAGTGGAAAGCGAGCTCTGGGGTTTCGACGATCTCCCTCGTTCCCGGGTGGCTTCCGAACGGAACACCGCACCCGCTCCACTGGAACGACACGAACGCCTCGGCGATCTCGGCCGCGATGTCGTATGCGGCCAGCCATGGGAAAGGTCCGGCGCGGTTCAGGGGTGACGTTACGCTCGGCCAGCTCTACTGGTACAATCTGCCGAACGGAGACATCTGGGCCGAAGATCATGGCCAACTCCTCGGCTCCGGAGGTATCGGCGGCCCGAACTACTTCAAGGTGATCGAGACTGCACCGACGGAAAACTGGAGCAACTTCTACGGCCAGATTTTCGACTACGAGAAGGTGCTACCGTTCCGGCGCGCGCTTCGGATCAAGGGTGCAGATACCCTTGGCAATAAGCCAAACCCGGGCCCCGATTACATCGGGTACTATGGCGGCTTCGCCACGTCCCTAACGCACGACGCCGTCCTGAACGAAAGCGGCTACAACGGCGATCCTGGCGAGCCCGCTCGGACGAACTACTCGATGCATCGTCCCTGTCTCTACCAGGAAGGGGCGGGCGACACCGTGGTCTATCGGCCGTTCGTTCGTGTCGGTGATGGGTCCGGCACCGCGGCGACTGCCGTCGACAAGCCATCCGGCGCCGTCTACGGCGGCACCATCGTCGCAAACTCTGACTTCGTGCAGATCTCGTATGGCGAATTCCATACGCAGGACGGTGGGCATGATGTCCGAGGCGCCGGTCCGAACTTCGTCTTCGAACGGGAGAACGACGACGAGGAGAACGAGTGCTCCTGGTATGGCATGAGGATGTTCTCTGCCGGGTCGAAGGCGGTCAACGTCGGTCTTTACTTCGCCGGTCTCTGGAAGTCCGGCATCGACTTCTCGAACTCAACGCTCACGTTGGGGAACGCGCTGTCGATGAAGCAGGACCAGTGGATCGACTTCAACGCTACGCACTCTCGTTGGCCCGGGCGGAATATCTATCGCGACACCGTGCCGAGCGGCTGGAGGATGGGTTACAACCCGGCAACCAGCGCAATTGAGCTTGAGGCGGACGGCGTCGCAGTGATGCGAGCCAAGGGTGACAGCGTCGTATTCCGAACCGGCGCTGACGACGGCCAAGTCGTCAAGATCCAAGGTGCTGCGTCGACCGACGAGCTCACATTTGGGCGCACGGGGAATTCGGCCATCATCCGAGCCGCTGCCGCGGCTGGTGATGCTCAGCTCACGTTCCAAACGACGTCGGGAGGCGCGACCAGTGCGGCCGCGCTTCTGCTTGGAAACGGCAGGTTCAACCTGCCTCGAGACACCGCCGAGTATCAGATCAAGGGCAACAAGGTCTTGGGGCCCCGCATCACGGGTTGGGCCGCAGCCACGGGCACCGCAGCTCGGTCTGGATTTGATACCGCCACGGTGACCCTGGAAGTGCTGGCGCAGCATGTGAAGAGCCTGATCGATGACGGCCTCACACACGGGTACTTCGGCCCGACGCCTTCGCCGTAGGCATCCTCAACATCAGGAGACGCCCTTAATGGACCCCAACCAGGTCTATAACGCCCGCATCGCGACCATTATTGGCGAGTGCGTGATGGACGCGGAGCGCTTCAAGCTCGACGCGGAGATGGCCGGCTACGAGAGCCAGAAACTCCGCGCAGAGATCGAGCGCCTGCAAGCCGAGGCCGATGTCGAGACGGCCGAGGCGAACAAGGAGGCGAAGGCGGCCCGCGCGGAGGCGAAGGCTGCTTCCAAGGCCCAGCCCGAGAAGGGAGTGGCCGGAAAAGCACCGCCTACGCCGTCCGACAAATCCGAAGGGGTGTCGGATGCCCGCGCCTGACCGGAAGCGCGTGGTGAAGATCCACGAGACCGATGATGGCACTTGGGTCGTCGCCGATCAGGACGGATGGATCGACGGCGACTTCAAGACGCCTCAGGCGGCCCTCGCCGCTGTCCCCTGGGTCGATTTCAATCCCGGGATCAGCGTCACCATGGGTAACGGGAACCGCATCGGCCGCATCGGATCCTAGTCTCGCAGCGACGGACGGGCCTAGCGCCCGCTCGTCACCAGATCACCCACATACCAGCCCAGGGGGGCGTCGATGGCGTCCAAGGAAGTCGAGATCAGCACTCCCGACAAGGACGCCTCCGGCAGCGTCCGCATTTCCAAGCCGGGCAAGCGCCGGCTCATGACCGTCACCATCAAGCCGAAGGTGATCGAGGATCTCGGCTGGTCCGAGGGCGAGCGCGGGCGCGAGCGCGTGAAGGGAACGATCCAACGCCCCTTCGAGCGGGGGACCGATGAGCCCAAGGAAGCGTGAAATGCAACCTGTGGGCCTCGATCGGTTCGCTATTTCCACGCGTTAGATACCGCCATCCATTTAAAATGAACCGACCAAAGGTTTTATTTTCGAGGCAAACTCACCGACCGTCGGAGAAGCGCAATGGCTGACGTTGAGATCCGCTTCGAGGGCGACGGCATTCGGCTGCTAGCGAAGGCATGCTCTGACCTTGGCGCCGGCAAGGGGCGAACCGCTTACGCCAAGGCCGTGAATGAAGTCGGTGGGCTCGCCAAGACCGCCGCGGGACGAGCACTGGCGGGGCAGACCGGCCTTAAAGTTGGCGTGACCAAGAGGGCGCTCAGGGTCGCTCGCCGCGCAAATGCATCGGACCCCACCTACGCGGTCTCTGGCAAAGGTGGAGAGATCGAGCTCAAGTTCTTCGGAGCACGAGAGACCAGACCAGGTGTGACGGCCGCACCGTGGGGACAGCGTCGCCTCTACGAGGGCACGTTCATGAAAGGCGGTGCCTTTCCGAACAGGAAGACCCTCGCACTCGGAGGCCACGTCTTCGAGCGCACCGTGGGCCGCAAGTTCCGCATCGTGAAGTCAGGCCTCAGGATCCCGGACGAGATGATCAAGGGCGCCACGCTCGGTGCATGGGAGGACACGGCAGGCCTCCTACCCGAACGGGTCGAGCGCATCATCACCAAGACGACCAATGGCCTCATCAGCGCTGCTGGATCGGGACGCGGCAGGCGGCGTCGCTGACACGTCGCTTCGGCCTCGGCAGGTCACGCCACGCCACGCACGGCGTGCGCCAGGTGACCACGGACAGCCCCCGAGAGGGCTGATCGCGGCCGCTTACAACACGACAGTAAGGCCCCCGGTACGGGTCCCTCTGCCGAGGGGGGCAAGGGGGAGCGGCGGCGACCGCCCGAAAAGTGGCTAGGTCCAGCCTCCTGAAAATCGGCCTTGCTACTCATCTGAAGCTCAGGGTTTCTGCGGGATTTCGATCCGCGGTGTGGGAGGCGCGCAGTGGCGGACAAGTTCAACGGCAGGACCGTCAGCCAAATCGAGTTGGCCGCGCTGTTCGGTGTCGCGGCGAACACGGTTCGGGTGTGGGAGCGGAAGGGATGTCCGGCGGAGCGGTCGGGCGTACGCGGCCAGGCTTCGAAGTACAACACGGCGGCGGTCATCCGCTGGCGCGAAGAGCAGGCGGCGCTTGCTGCATCCGGCGATCTGGCCGCGATGGACGTCGAGGAGGCGCGGCGCCGGAAGATTGTCGCGGAAGCCGCATCTGCCGAGATCGAGCTCGACATGAAGCGGCGCGACCTCGTGCCGATCGAGTTGGTGGGCGCTGCGGTCGAGGAGGAATATTCGGCCGTCCGGGCGAACATCCTCGCGCTGCCGGGGGAGGTCGCTGCCGACCTAGAGCACCGGACCGCCAGCGAGATCGAAGAGTTGCTCTACAGCAAGGTGGTGGAAATCCTTCATGCCCTCTCAGTCGATGGAGAATACGCTAAAGCTCCGGCTGAGGAAGGCGAGGGCGGAAGCGTTGCGCCCGCCGCCGAAGCTGAGCCTCGTCGAGTGGGCCGACGCGTATCGAGTGATCGCAAAGCAAAACAGCGCAAATCCGGGTGAATGGAAGACCAGCCGCGTCCCCGTGGCGTACGGTCCGATGCTGGCGCTGACCGAGCCGGACACGCAGGTCATCTCGATGATGGCGTGCACGCAGATCATCAAGTCGGAGATGCTCATCAACATCGCCGGCTATTTCATCCACCAGGATCCGGCGAGCATCCTGTTCGTCCAGCCGACGCAGAAGCTAGCCGAGAGCTTCTCGAAGGAGCGATTCGCGCCGACGCGAGACGCTACGCCGGTCCTGAGGGCGTTGGTTCCCGACGCAAAGAGCCGCGACAGCGGCGTGACCATCACGCACAAGGAGTATCCCGGCGGCACGCTGGACTTTGTGGGCGCGAACTCTCCGGTGGATCTGGCCTCGAGACCAAAGCGCGTCACTCTTGCCGACGAGATCGACCTCTATCCGGCCGATGCCGGCGGAATGGGCGACCCGCTCTCTCTAGCGGAGGAGCGATCATCGACGTTCAAGAAGCGCCGAAAGAACGTCCGTGCGTGCTCTCCGTCCGACGAGGCATCATCGCGCATCTATCGTGAGTACCTGGCATCGGATCAGCGCCGCTGCTTCGTCGCATGCCCTCACTGCGGTCACGAGCAGATCCTGCGGTGGTCGAAAGAAACGGTGCTCTGGGACAAGGATGCAAACGGGAACCATCTCCCGGACACGGTGCGATATCACTGCGAGGGGTGCGGCGCTGGTTGGTCAGAGGCGGAGCGGCTCCGGGCGCTGCGCGGGCTGGTTCATGCGTCGGATCGGGGCTGGAGGCAGACGCGGCCGTTCAAGTGCTGCGGTGAAGAGCACATTCCTTCGGAGTGGAATGAGGCGGGCAGGGCGCTTTGCCCGACCTGCGGCAACCGCGCCCCGTACGGAGGGCATGCGGGCTTCCACGTGTCCAAGCTCTACTCGACGCGCCACGACTTGGCGGACGTCGTCCGGGAGTGGCTCGGCGCGCAGAAGTCTCCGGACAAGCTCCGCAAGTTCGTGAACACGGCGCTCGCCGATGTCTGGAAAGAGCGGGTGGATGCACTGGATCCCCGTGCTTTGGCCGGCCGGCGAGAGGCCTATACGCACGAGAGTGCGCCGGAAGAGGTCCGGCTCGTCGTCTTCGGAGCCGACACGCAGGACGACCGCTTGGAGGCGACGTTCCTCGGCTACGGTGACGATGAGGAGGTCTGGGTCCTCAGGCACGAGGTTCTCTTCGGAGACACCGCCAAGAAGTCCGTGTGGGACGAGCTCGACGCGCTTGTCCGCGAGCCTGTGTACACCGTGGACGGGCGAATGTTGGTGCCCCAGGCCGGGTGCATCGACAGCCAGGGCCACCGAGGTGAAATGGTCCACGCGTTCTGCCGCGAACGAAAGAACCGACGGATCTTCGCCACCATGGGCCGCGGAAACGATGAACGCGGGTCGAAGCTCATCTGGCCGAAGTCGGCGAGCCGAACCAAGAACTCCGGCGACAAGCTCTACGCGATCGGCGTCGACACTGCGAAAGACGCCCTGTTCGCGTCACTCGCGATCATCCCGCAGGAAGGTGAGCCGGCGCCGCGCGCAGTCCATTTCCCGCAGGATGGATTGAGCTCCGACTACTTCGTGCAGCTCACGGCAGAGCACGCGGTGACCCGTTGGAAGAACGGTGTGCCGGTCCGGAAGTGGGAGGTGAAGGAGCAAGGCGCTCGGAACGAGGCCCTGGACTGTTTCGTGTATGCCATGGCGGCTCGGCTCTCACTGCCAACGAAGCTGAACAAGCGGCTCGCTGCGAGCAGGCCGCGTCATCACCTGCGGCGGTCGGACGTCAGTCCCGATGTGATCGAGATCCCGCCGACGGCGCCAACTCCTGAACCGGTTCTGCGAAAATCTGCGGCTGGGAATCCACGCCGCGGACGCTGGGGCGCTTACACATGAGAGGTTGAACCATGGACGCAGCGAAGCCTCGCGTGAGGGTGCGGGCGGGACATGTTGCCTTCCCGCGCGGCGGGGGCGGTGCGTTGCCCATGGTGTCGGGCCGAACCCCCAAGAAGACGACGGGTCAGTACCTTCGGGGGGATCGATCCGGCCTTCTCTCGATGCGGCGTGCCGGGAATCGGGACGCCGCATGGGATGTGCGACTGGCCGCTGATCGCGCCTCAGCGCTGGCCCTCGACTTCATGCGCAACTCCGGCTGGCTCGCCGGCGCGGCTGACCAGATCATCGCCGATACGATAGGCGAGGAGCTGAAGCTGAACGCCCGGCCGGATCTGCTCTCGCTCGGCTACAACGAGGCCGATCGTGCGGCGTGGTGCCGGGAGGTGGAAGCGGCCTGGCGGCGTTGGTCGTGGGATGCCCGAGAGGTCGACCTCGCAGGGCGCAGCACGTTCAGCGAAATCCTCGACGGTGTGATCCGGCACTACCTCGTCCATGGTGAGGCCTTCGGTGTGCTCGACTACCTGACGGTGCGAGGCCGCCGCGGCTACGGGATCGAGACGGGGACGAAAGTCTCGCTGATCTCTCCGCACCGGCTGCCGCGGATCACACGCGAGTTCGAAGGTCTCGAGGACGGCATCTTCCACGATGCCAACGGCCGGCCGACGATGTACCGATTCCGCCAGCGTTCGGGTGGGATGGAAGCCGACAAGGACGTCGCGGCCAAGGACGTGATCCATGTGATGGATCACTCGGAAAACCCTGGCGCGCCTCGAGGCATTTCGGTGCTCGCGCCGATCATGAAGGTGATCGCGCAATACGACCAGCTCGCCGACGCGACCTTGGCGACAGCGCTGATGCAGACGATCTTCGCCGCCACCATCACCAGTCCGGAGCCGAGCGAGGAAGCGTTCCAGGCCATCCAGACGCTCGCCGATACCGGCGACGTCCCGCCGGGCTACGATCCCGCGGACTGGGAGGCCTTCATCGGTGGCCTGCAGGCCGATCTGTACGAGGTCTGGGGCCAGCGCATCTCGGCACTCAAGGAGCACGGCATCGCGCTGAGCGACCATGCTCGGATCAACCACCTGGGGCCCGGCGAGAAGTTCGAGCTTCACACGACGCAGACCCCGGGCGCCCAGTACGTGCCCTATTCGCAGAACCTGCAGCGCGAGATCGCTCGGCGCCTGGGCGTGATGTTCGAAAGCCTGACGCTCGACTTCTCGAGGGCGACCTATTCCAGCGTCCGGATGGGGATCTCGTCGATCTGGCCGATCGTGCTTCGTCGCCGGCTCCGGATCGCTGGTGCGTTTGCCGACCGCGTCTATCAAGCGTGGCTCGACGAGCAGATCGGGACGGGACGCATCGGCTTTCGCGGGGGCTATCAGGCGTTCCTCGCCAATCGCTCGAAGGTTCAGTTCGCCGAATGGCAGGGGCCAAGCCGCCCCTCAGCGGACGATTGGAAAACGGCCCAGGCCGCTGGAAAGCGGCTCGAGCTCGGGATCACAAGCCTGGCCGACGAATGCGCGGCCGCCGGGCTGGACTGGGAAGAGAACGCCGAGCAAATCGCGCGGGAGATGAAGCTTCTCACCGAGAAGGGCATCCCGCATCCGTTCGGACGGAAGCAGGGTGGAGCAGGGGGGCCACTCGGCGGCTCGGTCGACGGGGAACGCGAACCTGCTGGAACAGGGGAGAGTGCGAATGCCTGAGACAGCCTCGGAACGCTTCATTCGGCTTCGCGAGATCAGGACCGCCATCGCGACGGGCGACACCGTTGCGATGGCTCGGTTCGGAGACGACGAGGTCCGATACTTCCAGGCCAACCTCTCTCTCCTCGAGCGGGAGATCGCCGATGCCGAGCGCGAGGCCGATATCGAGGCAGGAGGCAAGCCGAAGCGGACCCGCTTCGCAATTCGCGGCCGGATGATGCGGCCTTAATGACCCACCGCGTGCTTCCGCCCAACGTGATGGGCTGACGCTTCACGCCATCTCACAGGACACCACCATGCCCGTTCTGCAGGACGGCGAGCTCGTGCTCTACGGGTTCGTCGGCGATTCCTATTGGGGCGAGGGCTTCACCGCATCCGAAGTCCTCGCCGCGCTCGCCGTGCACGGCCGAGACAACGAGATCACCGTGCGGATCAACTCCGGCGGCGGCTACATCGACGATGGCATCGCGATCTACAACAGCCTGATCGCGCACCGCGGCAAGGTTCGCGTGGAGGTCGACGCCATGGCCGCGTCGTCCGCTTCCATCATTGCGATGGCCGGCGACGACATCATCATGAAGGCCGGGTCCATCATGATGATCCATGACCCCGCCAACATCACCTTCGGGACCGTCGCGGATCACGAGAAGTCGATCGAGCAGCTGACGGCTCAGGCGACGCAGATGGCGTCGATCTACGCTGAACGCAGCGGCCAGGACGACGACGCTGTCCGCGATCAGATGAAGGCCGAGACGTGGATGACCGCCGACGAGGCGGTGTCCAACGGCTATGCGGACAGCGTCGAAAAGGCGAAGGCGCGCGCGATCGCTGCCTTCGATTTCCGCAGCTACGCGAAGGCGCCTGAGCGCCTGAAGACGCTCTCCAAACGACATCGTTGGTCCTTCGAGACCGATGAGCGAACCGCCGCTTCGGCGGACGACCAGCCCCGTCAACACAAGGAGAAATCCATGACGGACAAGACCGAGGCGGGGACTGATACCGCCGCCATCGAAAAGGCAAAGACCGAAGCCGCGGCGGAAGCCGCAACGGCTGCGGTCACGGCGTACAAGGAGCGCCGCAAGACGGTTCTGGCGCTCGACGAGGCCAAGGGCCGTGAGGCGCTCGCGGAGCACCTCATCGACACGGACATGTCCGTCGAGGCCATCAAGGCGACGCTCGCCGTCGCGCCGGCGCCCGAGGCCCCGGAGGCCGATGAGCCCCAGACGACTGGAACGACCGACCCGGCCCCGTCGGTGGCCGACTACGAACGCCAGCGCCTCAACGGCGAGGGCCTGAACGGCGGCGGCAAGACCAAGGCGGCCGCGCCGTCGCTCGCCGCGAACATGCGGAAGCTTCTCGGTAAGGAGGTCGCATAATGGCGACGGTGCTCACGGAAGGGCGGTATGCCCACGACTGGCTGAAGCGCGAGGCTGACAGCCTGTTCTCTCGCGAGGAGGTCACGGTCATCTCCGGCGCCGGCGTCGTGAAGTCCGGCACGGTCGTCGGCAAGATCACGGCGTCGGGCAAGTACACGCCGGTGACCGTCGCGGCGACCGACGGCAGCGAGAATCCTGCGGGCGTCCTGCTGTGGACCGTGGACGCCACCTCGGCGGACGCCACGGCCGTCATCATCGCGCGCGACGCGATCGTCGTTCACCAGGGCCTGCTCTACGGCGCCGATGTCGATACGGCGCCGGAGCGTGCCGCGATCCACACCGCTCTCGGCGCGCTGAACCCGCCGATTCTGGTCCGGGAAGGGGCCTAACCGATGCCTGTGCTCGACATCTTCAACAACGATGCCTTCAGCGCCGTCGAGATGACGGCGGCGATCAACATCGTTCCGAACGACTACGGCCGCCTCCGGGAGATGGATCTCTTCCCTGCCGAGCCGATCGCGACGACCGCTGTCGCCGTGTCCTTCGTGAACGGAACGCTGAACCTCCTGCCGACCCGCACCCGCGGCGCGCCGCCGTCTCTCGCCATGCCCGAGAAGCGGTCGGCCAGGATGTTCAAGACGTTCCACATCCCGCACGACGACTTCGTCAATGCGGACGATGTCCAGAACGTCCTGGCACGCACGGCCGAGGGCGGCGAGCTCGAAGCGGTAATGAGCGTCGTCAATCGCCGCCTCTCGACCATGCGCAAGAAGCACAGCATCACGCTGGAACACATGCGGATGGGGGCCCTGAAGGGGCAGATCCTCGACAGCGACGGGTCGACGCTGCTGAACCTCTTCACCGAGTTCGGCGTGACGCAGAAGTCGGTCGACTTCGTTCTCGGGACCGCCACGACGGACGTGAAGGCGAAGGCCCGCGAAGTCGTCGGCTACATCGAGGACAACCTCGAAGGCGAGGTGATGTCCGGCGTTCACGTCTTGGCGTCGCCGGAGTGGTTCGATGACTTTATCGGCCACGCGAAGGTCGAGGAGATCTTCCGGTACTATGACGCGCCGAACAACCCGCTGCGGCGGGATGTGCGTCGCGGTTTCGAGTTCCACGGCCTCACGATCGAGGAATATCGCGGCAAGGCGCAGTACCTGCAGGAGAACGGGACCTACGCCAGCCGCGCTTTCATCCCCACCGGCGAAGCGATTGCCTTCCCGGTGGGTACGATGGACGTCTTCCGGACCTACTTCGCGCCGGCCGACTTCATGGACACGGTCAACACCCTCGGCGACGAGGTCTACGCCGTGACCGCGCCGGATCGCGACTTCAACCGGTTCATCAAGCTGCACACGCAGTCGAACCCGCTGCCGATCGTGAAGCGTCCCAAGCTTCTCGTCCGGCTTCACACCTCCAACTAAGCCGCCGGCGCGGCCGGGTGAGTTCGCTTGCTCGGCCGGGCCCGGCTCGGAACAGGAACCGGGACGATGAAGCTGAAAGACATCTCTACCGGCGAGGTCGTCGGTATGCGCTACGCCATGGCCATGGCCGCGGTCGAGGCGGGAACCCATGAAATCGTCAACGAGGGCGAGCCGGCTCGTGAGGAGCGGGTCGGCGCCGAGCCCGGTGGCGAAGGGGAGGGTGATGACGCGGGTGGTGACGCCAACCATGGCGGCGATCTGGATGGCATGACGAAGGACGAGCTCCTCGCGGTGGCGAAGGAGCGTGGTCTCAATGCCAAGCCGGCGATGTCGAAGGCCGAGATTCTCGCCGCTCTCCGCAGCGCTGAATAATCTGGCCCAACGTCATGCCGACGTCCCTGCAAATTCGGCAGACCCGCGTCATGGACGTGATCGACGACAAGCTCGGCGAGCGGTTCGAGATCGTCCCGCGTCTGCCCGGTAACAGTCGCAATCTCCCGGGGGACGATCCCGGCCGGGAATCTGCGACTGTGACTGGGGTGATGACCAACCGATCCGGGGAAATCGAGCGCGGCGCGTATCAAGGCAAAGCGTGGGGCGGCGAGGTGCCCGCGGACTACGCGACGCTGAGCATCCAGCACGCGCTAGCGCCGGGCTATGTCAGGACCGGTGATCACGTCAGAGCGCTGGACCGATCCGGGACGCCTCTTTTCGAGGTCGCGCAGGTGATGCGTAGCCACCGCGGTCGCCTGGTCTTTCGCGTCACTCCCTTGAGCCTCCCCCAGACCTGAGGTGAGCCCATGAGCCTCGTCCGCGCTGCCATCCGAATTGCCGCGATGGAGGCGATCTACAATCGCACCTCGGCAAGAGAAAACGTCTCCGACAGCGACATGGGCGTCATCGACCAGATCGAGGCGGGGACGCAGGACAAGGCGCCCTTCATCGTCGTCTATACCGACGACAGTACCGAAGACGAGGTCTCACTCGTCTTCGAAACCGCCGTGCTCGCCTCCGTCAGCGGCTTTGACGATGACGGCAATCCCGTGACGGAGAACATCAATCCGATCACCGATGGACAGATGGAGCGCCTGATCGACACCATCGAGTGGCAGATCAGGATGGCCCTCCGTGATCCAGGCAACCCATGGGCAAACATCCTGGAGTCGCTGTCCACCAAGTTGGACGATGACTACCGCTCACTCCGCGCTTCCGAGGCCAAGACAACGCGGTTCGCGGCTCGCCAACTGACGATGAAGCTGAGGCCGCTCATCGAGCCAACGCCATCGGGTGAGCCCACCGGAGCGTGGGCCAATCTGATTGAGGCCCTGGAGGCGAGTGACTCCCAGCTCTTGAACGAGCATGGGGCCTTCTTCCGCCGGTTGCTCGATCCGAGCGCGCCCGTCATCGGCTGGCAGGAGATCGCGATGCGCTACGGTCTATCCGCCGGCGCCGCGCGGACCCTCGGCGTGGCCCCGGAGGCCGATGGAGCCGACACCATCGACACCGTCATAGGTGCCGAGGCCGGCCAGTCGGGCGAGCTGTGACCGCGCTCCCGACGCGGATCGAGGACGTCATCGGTTTCATCCTCTGGAAGATCGCCGACGACGAGCGCCGCAACCGCAATCGCAACCGCATCGGCACCATCGACGAGGTGGACGCCGAGAAGGGCCTCGCGCGGGTGAAGCTCACCGAGGGCGGCGACTATGAGCCGCTCCGGACGCCGTGGCTCCCCTGGCGGGAGCAGGCCATGGGAGCCGCCCGGACGCACTTCCCGCCCAGCGTCGGGCAGCAGGTGCGCGTCGTGTCGGAGAACGGCGACCTCACCGAGGCCGAGATCGAATTGAGCATCCCGCAGACGTCGATCGAGCGGCCGTCGAAGTCGGGCGAGGAGTTCGTCCTCCTCGACGTCGGCGGCACGAAGATCGTCGCGACCGGCGACGGGATCACGATCACCACCGGGTCGATTGCGTTCAAGGCTGAGAAGTGGGTCGCCACCGCCCCAAGCTTCGACTGGTTCCCCGAATGACGAACAAGGCCCACCGCGTCGGCGACACCAACACGGCCGGCGCGCCGGTGACCGACAGCCTTCAGACCTTCTTTCGGGACGGCGGCAAGCTGGTCGCGGTCGACGGTTCGCCCGTCGCGCCTCACACGCCGTTCACGACCCCGCACATCACCACCGTCACAGCGAACGGTGTCTCGTGGTTCCGCATCAACGGGATCCCCGCCAACCGCACCGGCGATGCCGACAGCTGCGGTCACGCCCGCGCCTCCTCGGGCGCCGTCATAAACCTGAACGGATGAAGATCATGACGAACGAGCAGGAAAAGAAGTTCTACGTCCTCCGCGAGACGTGGATCTACGACGTGCTGCAGGCGCCCGGCGACGAGGTGATGCTCACCCCGGCGCGCGCGAAGATGTACCTCTCGTCGGGTGCGATCAGCGAGACGAAGCCGACGCCGCCGAAGAAGAAGTCCTCGGCGAGTTCGTCGTCCTCCTCCGAGGGGTAAGGCGCCATGGCGGACAGCGCCGGCGCCGATCGGGTGACCGGCGCACCGCTCACAGATTGGAGCCATGTCCTTCAATCGATCCACGTCATCCTGACCACCCCCATCGGCTCGCGCGTCATGCGCCGGGACTTCGGCTCGGAGCTTCCGGCGCTGATCGGCCAGCCGATGACGACGAAGACCATCCTGGCGCTCTACGTTGCCGCCTACGTTGCCTTGGTGCGGTGGGAGCCACGGTTCAACCTGACGAACGTCCAGGTGAGCCAGGCGGGCCCGGACGGGCGCCTCGGGCTCGATCTGACGGGTGAGTACTATCCCACCGGCCACCTCGACCGCGGGCAGGTCGCGCCTGTGACCATCCCGACCTTCACCGTCTACATCTGAGGAGGCGCGGGCCATGGCGCAGCGTTTCTACGACATCGACTTCGCCAGCCTCACGCCGCCGGAAGCCATCGATCCGCTCGACTATGAGGTGATCCTCGACGAGCGGAAGGCCCGGTTCCTCGAGCTGTGGGACGAAGCGCGCGCCGAGAACCCGGATCTGCCGGCCTACGACACCCTCGTCCTGGAGACGGACCCGGTCGCGGTGCTCCTGCAGGAGAGCGCCTACCGCGAGCTGGTGCTGCGCCAGATGGTCAACGACCGCTATCTCGATGCGACGTTGCCCTACGCGGTCGGGAGCGCGCTGGACGTGCTGGGCACGCTCTACGGCGTGCAGCGGCAGGACGGCGAGACCGACGAACGCTTCCGGCGCCGCGTGCAGCTGGCGCCCGAGGCCCTCTCCACTGCGGGGACTGTCGGCGGCTACATCTACTTCGCCCTCAGTGCGGAGCCGACCCTTCTCGACGTGGACGTGCGCAAGTCGCAGCCCGGCCGGGTCGAAGTCACCTGCCGCGCGGTCGGCACTGATCCGCGCCCATCGGCGGCCATTCTCTCGGCGGTCCGCGAACGCCTGATCGACGAGGGCGTGGCGCCGCTGACGGACATGGTGACCGTCCGGGCGCCGAGCGTCGTGCGGGCGACCGTCACCGCCGAGCTGATCGTCAGCGACACGCCGACGAAGCCGGTCATCGTGGCCGAGGCCAAGGCGGCCCTGAACACCTACATCGAGAGCCGCATGGCGATCGGCTCGGTGCTCTACCGGTCCGGCATCACGGCCGCGCTGCACGTGCCGGGCGTCGTGTCGGTCAACCTCATCGAGCCGAGCTATGACGTGGCGCCGAGCGGCGACCAGGCCGGCGTGGTGCTCGTCGAGGTGATCAACGTCACGGCGGCCCGCGCATGAACATGCTGCCCATCAACCAGACGGAGCTGGAGGGCGCGCTGGCCGAGACCGGGGCGCCGCTCAGCGCCATCCCGGTCCCGCTTCACCTCGCGCGCGACCCGGCGCGGATCCCCGAGCATCTCCTGCCGTACCTGGCCTGGGAGATGTCGATCGACATCTGGGACGACGACTGGTCAATCGAGCGGAAACGCTGGGTCGTCGCCAACGCCATCCGCCTGCACCGGCTGAAGGGCACCCTGAAGGGGATCAAGGCGCACGTCGCCCTGGTCGGCGGCGAGGTCGTCGGTGCGCGCACGCCGCCGGATACGGCCTACGCCGGGCTCGCCCGGACACCGCAGGAGATCGCGGCCTACCTGGCGCAGTTCCGCCAGCTGCGGACCTACAAGCAGCGCAACCGCGGGAAGGTCGCCTATGGCGTCTATCCGGGGGCGGGCTTCTACGTGGAGGGGCGCGATCGGTTCATGATTGCGTCAACCGCGTTCGAGCGCGCGGGCATTCGGTCCTTCGTCTACGACCCGGCCACCGGCGAGGAAACGCCGACGGTCACCGCCCAGCGCACGCTGGTCGTCACCGGGACGACGGCGATCGACTATGTCGAGACCTACATCCCGGCGAAAGCGCACGGCTGCTTTCCGAACGGCCCTCTGTATCGGTGCTTCCCCGACCCCTCGTCGGCGAGCGGCCGCGTCGTGGCGACCTACACGCCGGCCGACGTGAGCGAGTTCGAGGAGGTCGTCCGGAAGCGGACCGTCGTGCCGTCGGCGACCCCGGTGAACATCATCCCGGACAAGGTCGTCGAGAGCGGCCCGGCGCAATACGGGTCCGCGTTCCCGAGCGCCCGTCAGTTCGTCACGCCGCGGCCGAGCTACCCTCACGGACGGAAGGACAGCAGGATCTTCCTCCCGCCGTCGTTGGCGCCCTTCAAGGTCTACGAGCGCCTGTACCTGTTCGAGGCCGGGCGGAACAAGATGGCGCCCCGCGGCGGCGGGACGTTCGCCGGCCACGTCCGGCTCGGCATGCCCGCCTACCACGCTCAGCTGAATGTGCGCCTGGTGGCCCGTCGCCCGACCGGCATCTTCGTCGGCCAGCACCTTCGCGGGTGCCTCGCGGTGAAGACCGACCGCGTCTCGGCGGCCCTCGAAGCCGTCCGGGTGTCCAAGTCGGCGCGCGATAAAATCTGGGTCCGGACCCGCACCTACCGCGACCTGACAGTCGATGACCCAATCAACCTCGATAAGGGGTTCAAGCTCGGCACGTTGTTGCCAGATACGGAATAGGACTTCTACATGCAGAAGCAGGTATTGTTCCGCGAGCGGCAGGAGCTGCTGGCCGAAGACTTCAACAACCTCCAGGGCTTCGCGCGCAACGAGTTCGACACCATCGCGGCCGAGCTTCTGACGACGGATCGCAAGTGGCGGGGCTTCGACGTTACCCAGCCGAGCGAGACGACGCTCGCCGTCGGGCCCGGGTCCTACTACGTCAGCGGCCAGCGCTACGCGATGGAGGTCTCCGTCACCTTCAACTTCCTGGTCAACCTGCCGGTGCTGACGCAGCGGTGGGTCGGCCTGGTGCTGCGGGCGAACGACATCGACACCGACATCCAGAACCGCGACTTCCTAATCGACGTGGACACCGGCGACGCCGAGCCGTCCTCGGTCGCGATGCAGTCGGCGCGCGTGGCGTCCCTGGCGGTGGTTCTGGGAACGGAGGCGGCCGCGCCGACCTACCCGATCCTGAACGCCGACCAGATCGTCATCGGCTGGGTGCTCCTCGGCACGTCCGGCATCGTCACCTATCGCTCGGCGACGGAGTACTACGCCGCCTCGATCCCGGAGCTCGACCTTCGCCTGAAGGATCAGGAGGCGGTGCAGAGCGTCATCGGCGACCAGGTCGCGACGATCCGCACCGACCTGTCCGGCGTCGCGGCGTCGGTGAACGGCCTGGTGCCGCGGTGGGTCGTCGAGAGCATGGCGTCGGACATCGCCCTGCTGAAGGAGCGGCTCGAGCTGGAGAGCGGTTACGCGGCCTACGGCGGCGACCGCTTCCTCGACGACGAGGAGAGCGACACGGACGGCGTCAGCTACGCGGCCGAGGTGCAGGACGGTGTGCGCTTCCCCTTCTCCAGCGTCGCCGAGAGCGAACTCGAGCTGGAGAACCCGAACGAGAACCGGGTCCACGTCAGCAACCAGTCCGGCTTCATGATCCCGGCCTTCAACTCGGTCGCGCGCCTCTCGACGCGGAACGAGGACACGACGGCGAACCCGCTGCCGCTCTCCCAGTACGAGTTCGCGACGACCACCTACAAGGTGATGCAGCGCTCTGCGATGCGCATCCGCGCCGGCGCCGGCCGCACGCCGACCCGGAACGCTCGCTTCTGGGCGGAGCGCCCCGAGATCGAGTACCGCCGGGCCACCTTCATCCACGACGGCCGCACCTACGTTGTGCCGGACGCCTACTACGAGACGACGTCGCTCACGCCGAACCCGGCCGAGCAGTCCGGCCTGTCGGGCACCATCGCCCGCCTGGAGGGCTACTGGTACGACGAGGAGCCCGGCTTCTCGCAGGAGATGGTGATCGACGAGCAGATCGTCTCCGGGACCGAGGTCGTCCAGACCTTCGCGAGCGGCCAGTACGGCTGGGTGATCCGTGTCGACCTGATGGTGACCGAGAAGGGCCCGGCCGGCGACATCACGGTCGCCCTGATGGAGACCCGCGACGGCCTCCCGGACCCGGACCGCGTCATCACCATCGGCACCTGCACCCACGCCAACATCAAGACCTGGGTGCCGGGCAATTTCGAGACCTACACGACGGTGTTCCTCGACCGCGGGCTCCTGCAGCCGGGCAAGCGGTACGCCTTCGCCATTCGCTCGAGCGGCTCGCACAAGATCGCGATGGTGCCGGACGACGAGTTCCCGGATGGCGCGCTCTACGTCTCGACGGCAAGCGGCCTCGAACTCGCCGACACGCAGACGCAGGTCATGTTCGAGCTGCGGACCTGCGAGTTCAAGAAGACGACCGAGGTCGTCCGGATGAAGGATCTGTCCCTTCCGGCCGGCATCAACGACATCGACATTTGCGCAAGCTACGTCCACTCGCCGGACGGGTCGATCATTCCCGAGATCCGGCGCCAGGGCACCTCCGAGTGGGTGCCGCTGACGAAGGCGGCCGCGCTGCCGTTGTCGACCCAGCCGATCACCGTGAACCTGCGGCTCCGCTTCGTCGGCACCAAGGACTTCATGCCGGGCATCCAGCTCAATGGCTCTCGGGTCCAGGTCGGGAAGCTCGGCACGGCGATGACGTGGATCTCGGAGGCGTACACGGTCCCGTCCACGCAGGTCGTGAAGGCCAAGGTGGTGCTGGAGCACTTCAAGGCGGCCGATCACGCGCTGTCGATGACCGTCAACGACAACGCCGCGGCCGGCTACGAGGACCGCGTGCTGGAGACGGCGGCGGACGGCGTCCACAAGCGCGTGGAGCGAACCTTCAGCTGGACCGCGACGGAGATCACGAGCGCGATCAGCGCCCTGACCTTCAAGATGACCGGCTCGGTGGTCGCGACGGCGGACGTCTTCGCCGTCGAGGAAATGACCTACCAGACCTTCTGAGGTGAACCATGAAGATCGAAGGCATCGAGATCGAGCCGGAGGGCCGCTACTACGTGACCGTGAGCCAGCGGGTGCAGGTGCCTTCGTCGGGCATGGTTCTGCATCCGCTCCCCGGCCGTGGGTACGGCATCAAGGGCTCGGCGGTTGAGGAGATCGGCGCGGACGTCATCGCGACTATCCGCGTCGATGCCATCCCTTGAGCGCGCTGGCACAGCTCGAGTTCTCCGCCGGTGAGACACTCGACCGGGCATCGTTGAACCGGCGGATGCGGGACCTGAGCCTCCGCCTCAACACGCTGGAGGAGCAGCGCATCTCCCTCCAGGAGACCGAGACGGCGATCGTCGAGCTCGGGCTCACGCGCATCGACGATGTCCTGAAGCCGGCGATCGAGGCCGCGCTGGAGGTCACCGACCCGGGCGCCTACTTCACCGCGACGTCGACGACGCCGGCGACCATCGGGACGGGGTCCAAGACCTTCGTCGTGCCGGCGGAGCAGCGCCCCTACTTCATCCCGACCCGCACGCTCCTGATCTACTCCACGGGGGCGCCGCTCTCGCGGATGGAGGTGACCTTCACCTCCTACGACCAGGACACGGGCTCGCTCGCGGTGGACGTCATCTCCACCAATGGCGCCGGCAGCTTCGCGGACTGGACGATCACGCCGGCGGTGCCTTCGGGCGCGACCGAGGGCTATGTCGACGCTACGGTGGCGGCGTCGGAAGCGACGGTGACGGGGCTGATCGCGGACGTCGAGAGCGACCTCAATGCGCTCGCTGTCACCGTCACCGGCGTGTCCGATGATCTCGTCACCGCCCAGGCCACCATCTCGTCCCTCAGCGGAACGGTGGGCGGGCACTCGACGACCATCGGGACGCACAGCGGTCAGATCTCGACCCTCATCTCCACGGTGAATTCGCAGGGTGCCACGCTGGCATCAGTGCAGAGCACGGTCACGGCGCTGTCGTCCCAATACGGGACGCTGTTCGAGGAAGCCGTTCGCAGCGGCACCGCCGCCACGCTTCAACGGATCGAGACGACCCAGACGACGAACGGAACCTCGGCGAACAACGGCATCTATGTCGAGCAGGGAACCTGGATCACCGGTCCGGCATCTCCGAACGCCGCGGTCGCGACGTTCAAGAAGGACGTCAACTACGGCTTCCAGATGATGGTCGGTGGGGCGGGCGACGTCCGCGTCCGCCGCTTCAACAACTCCATCGAAGGATGGTGGACGGTCTGGAACTCCGCGAACTTCGACCCCGACGCCCATATCGCTGCCTATCTCGACGGAGCGCCATCCATCGTCGTCGGCAACGGTGACGAGACCACGACCACCAGCAACGGTCTCGTCCTCGGCATCACCGGGAACATCGTCCAGAAGGCCCTTCAGTCCGCCCCGTCGACCAAGCGGATGCAGCAGGTCATCGGCAACAATGGCGGCACGGGCGATCCCGAGGTGCGCTACGAGGTCCACCTCAGCGGCGACGTCTACTCCAAGACCGGGTCCTTCCTGACCCTGTCGGACGCCGAGGCGAAGGAGGACGTCCAGGCCGCCCCCGCGCTCGCCGAGGCGCTCGCTGCGATCCCGGCGCGCTCGTTCCTGCGCAAGGGGGGCGACGGTCAGCGCGAGGCGGGGCTGGTCGTCCAGGACACGAACTGGGCGACGATGCCGGACGAGATCAAGCGCCTCGTCCGCTTCGATGCGGGCAACGGGAGCTGGGTCCTCAATACGTCCGGCATGACGATGGTCCTGTTCTGCGTCGTCAAGGAACTGATCGCGGAAATCGAGGCGCTGAAGGCGCAGGGGAGCTGATCCATGGCGGTTACTTTGCTGCGCCAGACGGTCAAGCTGACGGAGGTCAGCACGATCGCGGTCACCGAGATCGTGACCGATCAGGAGACCGGGGCGAAGACGCGCGAGATCCGGATCTTCACCGACGATAACCAGGACGAGGAGGCGTTCGTCATCGTCCTGGACGCGATCGATCCCGAAGGGGACGGCATCGAGATCACGGTCCCGAGCGGGACGCGCTTCTAAGCCACCTCCACCCTCTCCTGGTCCGAGCACCGGGATCATCGACCACATGACGCCTGGCCGCGCGCCGGGCTTTTTGCCGTGAAGGAAGCCCAGGAATGGTGTCTCTCAACTATCACCACGGGACGCAGGTCACCGAGGCCGAAGCCAGTGCTGCGATCCCGGAATACAACCGGTTCGGCGTCGTCGGTGTCATCGGCACCGCCGAGGATGCAGACGCGTCGATCTTCCCGCTGAACCAGCCCGTCCTCCTCCTGGCCGGCACCGTGAACCTGGCGACGACGCTGGGGGCCGACGGGACGCTGCCGTGGGCGATCTCCACCCTGATCGCCGAGGGGACGTCCTACATGGTCGTCGTCCGCGTCTCGGAGGGCGCCGACGCTGCGGCCACGGAAGCGAACGTCGTCGGCTCGCTGACGGCCCTGACGGGCTGCTACGCCTTCCTCAAGGCGAAGGATCTGATCGGCTACCGCCCCCGCGTCCTGATCGCCCCGACCTTCACCAGCCGGTACATCAACGACGGTCTGACGTCGCTGACGATCACCGCGGCCGGCTCGGGCATGACGGAGCCGCCGACGGTGGCGTTCTCCGGCGGCGGCACAGACCCGGGCCTGGTGCTTCCGGTGGCCACCGCGATCCTCGGCGACGAGGGTTCGGCCGACGAGGGCACCGTGGTCGGCTTCACCATCACGAAGGCCGGCGAGAACATGACCGAGGCTCCGGTCGTCGCCTTCACCGGCGGTGGCGGAAGCAGCCCGACGCTGCCGACCGCGACGGCCAACGTCGGCGACGCGATGAACCCGGTCACGATCGCCCTCGGCATCGTCGCGCACGACCGGTCGGTGACCGCGCGCGCCTATGTCGACGGTCCCGGCACCACGGATGCCGAGGCGATCGCCTACCGCGGCGCCATCAACAACGGCCGCATCATGGTCATCGACCACCCGGTGCTGCAGTACGACGAGGCGACCGAGCAGAACGTGGCGCGGCCGGGCTCCGTCGTCTTCGCAGGCGTGCGCGGCCGCATCGCGACCGAGCAGGCGGTCTCGGTTCCGGTCGACAACAAGGACGTCCGGTCGATCGTCGGTCTGTCGCGCACGCTGCGCTATCCGAACCAGACGAACTACCTGAACGAGAACCAGGTGAGCTGCTTCCTCAAGTCGGAGGCCGGCGGCTTCAAGACCTGGGGCTCGCGCCTCGCCTACGACGATCCGCTCTGGCAGTTCGACAGCGTCCGCGCGACGGCCGACCTGATCAACGAGACGATCGAGCAGACGCTGATGAAGTACATCGGCAAGCGGATGACGGTGGACAACATCACCTTCATCGTCGAGGGCATCAACGCGGTGCTGCGGACGATGGTGGCGACCGACAACATCTACGCCGGCGAGGTCGACCTGCCGCGCGACCTCAACACGTCGGAGAGCCTCGCCAGCGGGCGCCTCTACCTCGACGTGACCTTCGAGCCGGTCGGCGTGATCGAGGCCATCCTCGTCCGGGCGAAGCGCAACATCGCTTACTACCAGCTCCTGCTCGACCAGGTGGAAGGCGTGCTCCGCGAGGGGCCGATCACCGCGGCCGCGGGCTAATCGCGCAACCTCACACGCAAGGATAACGGCCAATGGCTCGCAGCAACCTTCCGCGCTCGATCATCAAGAACGCGACCGTCTACGTCGGGACGGACGAGAACAACTCGATGATCGGCCAGGCGTCTGAGATGCAGACGCCGAACATCACCCTCGAGTTCAACGACATCCGCAACGCCGGCATGAACAAGGAGCGCCCGTCCCTGCACGGGTTCTCCGTCGAGGACGCTGAGATCACGATGACGGGCCTCAGCGCCCACAACATCAGCTTCCTCGGCCGGCCCGACCAGGAGTTCCTCTTCATCGGCGACATGCGCGGTGAGGACGGGTCGAAGCAGCGCGCGCGCTACTACGTGCGCGGCATGATGTCGGAGATCGACTTCGACAGCTGGGGCCCCGGCAAGGACCATTCCCACGGCTACACGATCAAGCCGACCTACGGGAAGCTGACGATCGAGGGCGACGAGACCGTGCGGCTGGAGTGGGACGACTTCGAGCTCACTGTCGACGGCACGAAGATCTTCGACAGCATGTCCGTTCTCACGCAGGTCTAACCGATGCCCGTCACTCTGAAGCTCCCCAAGACCATCGACGTCGGCGGCATGAAGTGGTCGGAGATCACCATCCCCGACGAGATCAACGTCGAGCAGGCCGTGAAGGTCGGCGAACACGAGTCCACCGAGAACGGCCTGATCATGGAGATGGTCCAGATCGTCTCCGGCGTCCCGCGCGACGTGATCTTCAAGCAGCCCGCGCGCTTCCTCCGCGAGCTGGTCGCGAACAAGGACGCATTCGCGCTGATCGAAAAGCACGTGGCGGAGTGCATCGGGGGAAACGAGGAAGCGGCGGGGACTGGAGAGTAATCGCCGCGACCATCGCACGCGAGCTGCATTGGCCGATGCCGGACGTTCTTCGTCTCGGCCTCGGCGATGCCGTTGGCTGGGCTGAGTTCGCGGTCCAGCAGATCAGGGAACGCCAGAAGGCGGAGAAGCGGGCCGCGCGCCGGCGATAGGAGGTCCCCGTGGGCGTAGCCAAGAGTACCCTCATCATTGGGCTGCGCGACCAGGCATCCAAGGGGCTCGGCCTCCTCGGCAAGCGGTTGAAGGGCTTCCAGCGCGACACCGCCCGCATGGGCGGCATGAACCTCGGCCTCGGCGGGATGACGAAGTCCATCCTCGCTCTCGGCGCCGGGTACATGACGCTCCGCGGCGCGATGAGCGGCACCATCGGCAGCGCGATCAAGTTCGAGAGCGCGATGGCCGACGTGAAGAAGGTCGTCGACACGACGCCGGCCGGCTTCGCCAAGCTCAGCGACGGCATCCTGGAGATGTCGAAGCGGATCCCGGTTGCGTCCAGCGGCCTGGCGAACATCATGGCCTCGGCTGGTCAGTCCGGCATCGCCGCGAAGGACCTCCTCGCCTTCACCGAGCTGACGGCGAAATCGGCCGTCGCGTTCGGGATGAGCGCGGATGAGGCCGGTGACCGGTTCGCGAAGCTCAAGAACGTGTTCGGGCTGACGCAGTCTGAACTCGTAGACCTCGCCAACGGCGCGAACCACCTCTCCAACAAGTTCGCCGCGACGGCCGGCGAGGTTCTGGAATTCACGAACCGGGCCGCCGGCGCGGCCAAGGGGCTCGGCCACAGCGTGGCCGAGCTGCAGGCCCTCGGCGCGTCGATGGTCGCCAGCGGCATCGTCCCTGAGACCGCGGCGCGCGGCGTCAACGCGATGGCCACGAACCTGTCCGTCGGCGGTGCGAAGGTCCGGGCCGCGTTCAAGGCGATGGGGATCTCGTTCAAGGACTGGCGCAAGCTCCGGGACAAGAACGGTCCCGAGGCCATGACCCGGATGTTCGAGACCATCCAGAAGATGGACAAGGACGAGGCGGCCGAGGTCTGGGCCAACCTTGTTGGCAAGGACTTCTCGGACGACTTCTCGAAGCTCAACCTGAAGACCGTAGTCGACGCCTATGCCGCGATGGCGAACGCTGCTGACCGCGCCGGTTCGGTTGCAAAAGAGTTCGAGACGCGGGCGGGGACCACCGAGTTCGCGCTCCAGCGCCTGAAGAACAACATCGCCGCCATCGGCGTCGAGATCGGGTCTCGGTTCCTGCCGTCGATCGCCGCCGGCTCGGAGAGGCTCAGCGACGACCTCGCCAGCCTCGCGACCAGCAACGACGACGTCACCGACCGCATCCGCGCCGCATGGGCGGGGCTCCGCGACGGCCTCGGCGCTGGCGATATCTTCGGGGGCATCCGGGGCCAGTTCGAGGCGCTCGAGGACTTCGTCTTCGGGACGTACCGGAAGCTCGGCGAGGACGCTCCGCCATTCGAGAAGATCGCGGCGTCGATTGCGAACGAGCGCAGCCTGGTCGGCATCACCGAGAAGTTCCGAGGGCTCGGCTCCGCGCTGCGGGACGTGGTCTCCGGCGACTTCGGCGCCCTGGGCGACCTGGGCTCGTCGATCAAGGAGCTGGGCGCGGCCCTGGGCGGCCTGAGTGCCGCGAGTGTTGCCGCCGGCGTCGCCGCTCTGGCGACGATCGGCAAGGGTCTGCTGTCGTTCACCACCGGGCTGGCGCTGTCGAGGATCGGTCGCGTCTTCCTGATGGCCCACGCCATCATCACGCTGGCCGAGGCATTGGACGGCGTCACCAGCATCGCCGAGGGGTTCGAGCGCCTTGGCGAACTCAGCTTGCCGACGCAGCTGATCGCCGGCGCGGGCGCGTTCCTCATCGCAGCGAAGACCATCAAGACCGCGATGGCCACGCTCCGCGGGGCGACGGGTGTTGCGAAGGGGCTCGGAAAGGCTGCGAAGAGCACCGGCAAATGGGGGAAGATCATTGGTCTCGGCGCGGTCGGCATCGGTTCACTTGCGGCCCTCCTCAATGACTGGACCGCAGACGCCGCCGAGGTCGGCCCTGAAGCCCGCGATGGCGCTCCGGCGCAACCTCGCGCGAAGCCACGGCCGGAGAGCACGAAGCCGGGCAGCGACCCAAACGATGGCCGGACGGATATCCGCGAGGGTCTCGTCTGGGCGTTCCGGAACATGCTGGCGTCGGGTTGGATCGCCAGCATGGTCTATGACGACCGCGCGAAACCCGACCGGCCTGAGCAGTACCTTGGCGCCGGCACCGGAGACCCGGACCTCGCGGCGGAGATCAAGCGCTTCCGGGATGTGATGTTCGGTCGGACCGGCAGCACCGAGACCGATCGTGCACCACCGACGCCCCCGATTCGTCCGATGACATCGACTGGGATGGAGGAGGGCAGGGGAGGGGCCGGACCATTCGTCGCTGACCCGAAGCAGGTTGCGGAGGAAGCGGCGTCGCTCGAGCGGCTCATCAGCCTCGCGCAGCGGGCCGGCGAGCTTCGGTCCATGGCGTCGCCGGCGGGCACGTTCCGCGGCAACCTCCTGTCGCCTGACCAGCAGGGCGAGCTCGCCGGCATCAACGCGGAGATCCGGACCGTCACCGACGGCATGCCGGAGGTCCGCGCACGGGTGCAGGCGGTCATCCGGGACATCCAGTCCGGGGCGACGGACGCGGCCGGCGCGGTCGACCAGATCCGCCAGGCGCTCGCCGACGCGGGCGTGCGAGGCGGCCAAGAGATGCAGCAGGGCGTCCAGTCCGGCGTGAGCGGCCTCACCGCCATCCTCGACGGAGCGGCGGCGCGGGCCTTTGCGTCCGGAGCGAAGATCGGTGGGCAGCTTGCCGCTGGCATCCGGTCGAGGGCCGGCGAGGCGCGTGCGGCGGCCGCTGAGATGGCTCAGGGCGTCGCCGACCACTTCCCTCAGTCCCCGGCGAAGGTCGGGCCGCTGCGGGCCCTGGTGCGTTCTGGTGGCCTCATCCCGGTCCAGCTCGCCGACGGCATGAGCCGGACGGCGCCGGTGGCTCGGCAGTCCGCGGTCCTGGCCGGCATCGTCTCCGGGTCACTCAGCGGCCTGGGGGGCGCGACGCCCGCGCTCGCCGAGCTCCGATCCGCACTGCAGGTGCCAGACGTGACCGTCAGCGCGCCTGCGGAGCCCGGCAGCATCGGTGGGCGCGCCGAGCGCGCTGCCACCATGGCGCGCCGGGTGACCATGGTGGACGCCGCCCGCCAGGCGGCACCGGCCGCTGGTCCGGCCGGCGGCGTCTCCATCACGTTCGGCGACATCAACGTCCAGGCGGGGTCCGGCAACGCGCAGGAGATCGCCAACCGGACGATGGAGACGATCGAGAGGCGCCTCGCTTCCGTCCCCCGACTGCGGTTCGGCGACGTCATCTGACCATGCCAGGGCGGCTCCCCGCTGCCCAGGCCAACCCCTGAAGCCGAGGTGAGCGATGGCCGGACCTTCTGTTCTGATCCTGGGGCCATACGCCTTCGAGGCCCTCGGCTTCGCCTTCCGTGACCTGGAGACCGGGATGGAGACCGGGTGGGCGGAGATCAAGACCGCGCAGGGCTGGGACGCGCTTCAGTACCTCGGCCCGTCCAAGCAGACGGTGTCGATCAAGGGTGTCCTCCATCCCGAGGAGTTCGGTGGTCAGGCCGAGAAGGCGGGGATCGAGGCGCTTGCCGTCTCCGGCGTCCCCGTCCCGCTGATCTCGCTGGGGGGTGTGGTGTTCGGTCTGTTCGTCGTCGAGGACGTCGACAGCCGCCAGGACACGTTCTCCGGACGCGGCCGCGCGCGCGTCGACCAGTATGGGATCCACCTGCGCCGCTACCCGGGCATCACCAGCGGCTCTGTCATCGGCGGCGCGATCCGCCTCTTCACGTAGGAGCGCGCCATGCCCTCGCCCGTCACCATCAAGGCGCTGCAGGACGACACGATCGACGCCATCGCCTATCGCCACTATGGCAAAACCGCCGGCGTGACCGAGCTGATCATGGCCGCGAACCGCCGCCTCAACGATATCGGACCGGTCCTGCCGATCGGCACCAAGGTCGTGTGTCCACCCGTCGAGCAAAAGAGCGCGCGGGCGCAGCCCGACCTGATCCGCCTCTGGGACTGACGCCATGCAGCCATCCGCGATCGTCACCGTCGGCGGACAGGTGATGGGTTCGCCCTTCTACTCGCGCCTGGTCTCGATCGACGTCACCGACGCCGAGGGCACCAGCAACGACACGGTCTCGATCCACCTGAACGACGGGTGGGAGGCCGGGATGCTGGCGATCCCGAACACGGGCGACCCGGTCACCGTCGCGCTGGGCTACGGGGCACCGGTGCTGCTCGGCCGGTACACAGTCGATACCGTCGAGGTGGAGTGCCTCCCCTACGCGATGCGGATCGGCGGGTCCTCCGCCGACATCCGGGCGAAGATGAAGCAGAACAAGTCCCGGCACTGGGACGAGAAGCCGTTGAGCACCATCGTCGAGGAGATCGCCGGCGAGCACGGCCTCGCCGCGAAGGTGAGCGGTTCGGTCGGGTCCACCGTGCTCCCGTGGGTGGGCCAGGTCGACGAGGGCGACATCCATTTCCTCGAGCGCCTGGCGGCGCGCTTCAACGCGCTCTTCACGGTCAAGAACGGGTCGCTGATCTTCGCCGAGCGCGGCAGCGGCCAGACGGCGGCCGGAGTGTCGATCCCCGGCTTCGTCATCACGCCGTCGGTCATCGTCCAGGGCACGTGCCGGTTCACCGCCGACGATCGCCCGTCGCACCAGAAGGTCGAGGCGTTCTGGCAGGACAAGGCCGAGGCGAAGCGGAAGATCGAGGAGGCCATCGCGGACGACGACGCCGAAGCGATTTATCGCATCGGTGAGATATTCGCGACGCAGGACGAGGCGAAGAAGGCGGCCGACAGCAAGGCGAAGGATCTGCAGCGCGCCACCAAGCGTCTGTCGGTCACCATCATAGGCAACCCGGCGGTCGCCGCCGGCCAGTCGGTCACCCTCGCCGGCGTCCGCCCGGGCGTGGATGGGGTCCCGTTCATCGCCAAGACGGTCCGCCACAGCTTCTCGAAAGGTGGCGGCTACACCACCGACATTGACGCCGAGCTGCAGGTCTAGGCGTTGGCCATGATCTCCGCGCGCGCTGCCTCGGCCTGGGCCAGCGCCTTCTCGAAGTTCACAAGCCGGAATGGTTGCTCGTAGTAGAGCTTGGTGTCGTCGTCCAAGGCCCGATAGGTTTCCACGGCAGCGACCGCGCGATCGATTGTGTCGAGGCGCGCGGCGCGGATCAGATCATCGATCTTGCAGTACTTGAAAAACTCTCGATAACCGGCGGCCCAGCGGGCCCTGGCGTCTTTGGGTGCATCCAACTGCGACGCGAACTTCTTGTTGATGTAGTACCGGTATCCAGCTCGGTTCGTCTTGAAGACTTCCGTGCTTCTCGGGCGGCCGCGGCTCAACAGGGCGAGGTACTCGATCAAGCTCCTGTGCATCCGATGGTAGACGAACGCCGGCCCAACGCTCGTCGGCATGGCGACAGTCTTGCTGTTGGACGAGCCCAGCCGATGGCCGCTCGCGACGTGCGTCGTGACCGCACCGTCCAGGACCGGGTGATGAGGGTGGAACCGGCGAACCGGCAGGTCCGCCCGCCAGATCGACTTGATGTGCGAGTTGATGTGCCCGACGACATCCTGGTCGGCCAGCGACGCAAATGGGCGCTCGTCGTTCACCGGCATCACCCAGTTCGCGCACGCGACGTCGGGCTGGCCGACGTCTGCGAGATAGGACTGCACGGAAGCGGTCAGCCCGGCAGGGCACCAGAACTCGTCGACATCAAGGGCAGCGAAATAGTCGGCGCTGACGCCAAGCGCATCGACCAGTCTCCGGTAGGCCGTAGGCTGAAAGTCCTTCGACTTGGGGATCGGATTGGCCGGGTCCTCGAGCAAGAACTGAATATCGCTGTTCGCCTTAGAGATCGCCGCAAGGATTTCGACGGTTCGATCATCTGTATTGTTCACGTAGATCGATATCGGAGCGAAGCCATGCCGAAGATGGTGGTAGACGAACTCCGCAATATACGCCGCCTCATTGGAGGCGATCACTAGCAAGGCGATCTTCACATCAACTCCCAAGCCTAAGCTGGGTCAGCATATCCGACCAGCCACAGACAACAACGCCAAGGGCGGCCATCGGGTCGCCCTTTTCGTTTCAGCGCCCCTCAGGGCTGCACGAAGCAGCCGCAGGGAGAGGACCCTCATGACATTCGCCATCAAGAACCACCGCCTCGACGGTGTCCGGTGGAACGCGACCCCGAACAGGTCGTCCGGCACGATCACCCCGGAGCTGATCATTGTCCACGACACCGCCGGCTCGTCGTTCTCCAGCTCGGAAAGCTGGATGACGAACCCGGCGGCCAAGGCGGCGGCGCATCTCCTCATCGGCCGTGCCGGCGACATCGTCCAGATGGGCGCGTTCAATCAGAAGCTCTGGCATGCCGGCTCGTCGTCCTGGAAGGGCCGCCAGTACTGCAACGGCTTTTCGATCGGGATCGAGTTCGACAACCCCGGCATCCTCGACAAGCATGGCGCCGCCTGGACAGGGCGCCGCTACGACGAGGCCGAGGACTGCTATTCCGAGTACCACGGCCACGTGATGGCGCTGCCGTACACCGAGGCGCAGATCGAGACCGGCGCGGAGATCGTCACCGCCATCTGCCGCCACTACGGCATCACTGAGCTCGCCGCTCACTTCGAGATCTCGCCCGGGCGGAAGTACGACACCACGCCGCTCTTTCCGCTCGAGAAGTTCCGGTCGATTGCCAAGGGCAATGCGGACCCAGATCCGATAGACGCGGATCCCGACGCCGACGGCACCGTCTCCGTGGACGGCCTCAACCTGCGCCGGTGGCCGTCCAACAACGACAACGTCATCGCCGTCCTCAACCACGGCGACACCATCGAGGTCATCCGGTCCGGCGTCTACGCCAATGGCTTCCCGGAGGCGCGCTGGCACCTGGTGAAGGCGGCCAGCCATCCCGAGCTGGGCTGGGTCCACTCCGCCTACGTCAACCTGATCTGATCTGATCTGATCCGGCCGCGTCCGCGGGCGCCGCGCGCCGACCCGACAGCCCGCCTATCCCACGATCACAGGTGAGAACCCTGATGCAACGAACGCTCATCATGGCGGGCGCGCTCGCGCTCGCATGCACGCCGGCCGCGGCGGCCGACTTCGCCCCGGTCGTCAACGTGTTCACCGAGACGCTCGCGACCATCGTCGCCTCCGCCGTCGGAGCCGGGATGCTCTGGCTCATCGCCAAGGCCGGCAAGACCGCCGAGAAGTACGGCGTGAAGGTGGACCAGGAGGCGCTCAACGCGGCCGCAGCGCGACTGGAGATCGCTCTGGAGCGCAAGCTTCGGGCTGAGCTCGGAAGTCGCCTACCTGGCACCATCGACTTCACGACCAAGAGCGAGGTCGTCAATCGGCTCGTGGACTACGCGGCCGAGCAGCTTCCCGACGGGCTCAAGGTGCTCGGGATGACCGCCGATAACGTCCGGCGCCTGGCGCACGAGATGGTGGAGGACTGGACCGGTGGAGCCGAGGCGATCGCGAAGGCGACACCGGCGCCGGCCGCCCCCCCGTACAGCCCCGGCGAAGGGGGCCTCACCTGATGCACTTCCGAGCCAAGATGTACCGCATGGGGATGGGGCGCCGTTTCAACGGCGTCCTCCTTCCGGATGATCGGGTGCCGGTTTGATGCTGATCGTCCGGCGGATCTCCAGAGGCGTCGCAGATCACTTCCCGATTCGCGTGTCCGAGTGGGTGATGGTCCACCCGACCTTCTGGATGGGCGTGGCCCTGATGGCTCAGCCGGACATCTTCGATAGCTCTCCGTCCTTTGCCGAGCTGGCTCGGTGGGCCGATGAGCGCGTCTGGTCCAGCATTGCAATCCTGTGCGCCTTCATCCGCTTCACCGCGCTCATGGTCAATGGCACGTTCCGAGGCTTCACGAAGTCGCCGCACCTTCGGGCCTTCGCATCGTTCGTCGGGGTCGCTTTCTGGTCGCAGGTCACGCTGGGGTTCGCGATCGCGGCAGGTGCCGGCGAGGGCGCATGGACCGCAGTGGCTGTCCATTCGACCCTCTTGCTCCTGGAGTTGGTCAACGTGCACAGGTCGTTCTCCGACATCGGCAAGTCCGCGCGGTAGGCCCGGATGAAGTGGCCGGACATCAACCTCACCGAGGTCTTCAACGGGATCATGATCGTCGGGGCTCTCGCCCTGGCGTGGGTCAGCCGGAAGCTCGGTACGAGAACCGCGGACGGCCAAGGCGAGCCCATGCAGCTCGCCGGCGCCGTCATCGACAACTCCAAGGCGGAACAGCTCGAGGCAGCGTTCGTCGCCCATACCGAGGCGCTCGAAGACAACACCAGGGCCATTCACCAGAGCCGGCGCGAGACGACGCACGCGATGGAGAGCCTCGAGCGCGAGATCCAGGACCTCACGCAGGAAACCATCAGGGCTGGCCGGCGCCAGTAGCCATCTTCAAATTGTGTCTTTTCGGAGGTTTACGCCTCCGCGAAGGGTCGCTCCTTGCTTCGGCAGGGGGCGGCCCTTTTTGCGTTTCCGCGGCCTTCACCCGTAGCGCAGCCATACCCTGTCAGCCGGCAACGTTAGGATGCTGCTTCAGCTCATTCTCCGCGAATAGCGCCCGAGCCCGGCGGGCGCGCTCCGGCATGATCGGCTTCGCGCCGGACTCCATCTCGAACACCTGCTTGTGCCGAGTGTTGTCGTTGCCGCCGAAACCCAGGGCCTCGCCGAACGCTGCCCGGCTCAAGCCGGTGGCTTCACGGATAGATCGGAGCTCGTCCTTGCCCATCACATGCTCGGCGCGGACCCGCGCCACATAGGCCTTGGCTTCCTCCACCGACCCGAACCAGCCCGACGGGTCAGGCAGCGACGCGAGCCACGCCCTGAGCGAGGCAATGTCGGCGTTCGGCGGCGCACCAGGCAAGGCACCGATTCGCGCGGCGAGCAGCTTGTCGCTCTTCTCGCTGAAAAGCGCCGGCACGGTTCCGTCGTCGTGAAACACGATTGCAACAGGCATCTGATCCTCCATTGGAAGTGGGAGGGGCCGAAGCCCCTCCGTCTCATTCGATGATTTCGGCCTTGCCGCCGACGGAGATAAAGACCGCTTCCTGATCGGTGACCGCGAGGACGTCGCGGGCGAGGGAGCGGAGAGCGTCGACAGCGGCGTCGCCATCGGTGGACGCGGAGACGATGACGGAAACCTCATCCTCGTAGAGGCGGCCTTCGTCGTTGAGCCAATAGCCCTTGGCCGCATAGACCGTGGCACCGCCGAAGAGGGTGCACACGTTGCCGATCGCGCGGTCGAGAACGTCGGCGTTGCTGGAGCCGTCGTTGTCGAGGTTCGGGATGATGATCTTGGTTTCCATTGCATCGACCTCCAATGTGGGCGCCATGCCCTGTCGATGCTCATAATTTATGGGCTGAAGCCCATAATTCAAGGCCCAATGTGAAGTGACTGGTTAAAATTTTGGCTCAGGGGAAAGGCCTATATCCCTGTTCCCACAGGTGACGCACCGCAGGGGGACGCGCCCGCCGAACTTGCTGGGATTGTAGTCCCGGCCGATGCGCTCGGCGATCGCGGGCACGTCCAGCGGTAGCCTCGAGCGCAGAAGCGAGTGCGACCGGTTGCCGTTCCATGTGATTCAGACCGTGCCCGATCGTAGTTCAACCGGTGGGAGCCCGTTAACTGAGACGTGGACTGCCGACTGAATCGTGCCATGCATGTCGTTTCTCAGGTCCGCGGCTTACGCGCCATTATGAGCGGTTGCGGAGATCACCGACCTCAAGTCGCCGCGCAGCCGCTCCAACATCGTTCGCTTAATCGAATTCTGGAAGTGGAGCTGGTTGGCCACGAGGCGAGGACGGACAGCGTCGAGGAAGTAGCGACGCCCTTTCGGCGCCGATGTCCATTCGAGGATGTTGTGGAGCTCCTTCATCACCATCATGAGGCGTCGGTCCGGTTGGGGCTCATTGTCGTACGCTTCGTTGATCAGCTCGGCGAACGTGATGAAGCCCATATCTTGGATCTCGGCGAGCGTGCCGGCGCTACCGACTACGAGGAATGGGCGGTGGAATATGATCGGTTTGATGGACTTCTCTGTGAACCTTATCGTCCCGAAATAGTCCGATTCGGCAACCAGGCATAACAGGGACCGTGATAGTGCTTTCGCTGGCAGAAAGCGCAGCAAGCCGCCGGACTCGATGATCGGCTCAATTTGCTCGAGCTTTGCCCTTTCCGCCTCGACCGCGGCCGCGAAGCTTGGGAGCAGCCTTCGCACCTCCTCGGATGCACTCTCAATGTCGAACAGCTTCGCCCGGTCGACATTGAAGGACATGATCGCCCGATCGGCGAGAGCGGGCTTCGAAAGCACGTAGGACGCGGCAGCGAGGCGATGTGGCCTCACCTTATTGTTGAGAAAGAGGAAGCGCGGGTCCGCGCCGTAAAGACCTTGGAAGTCGTGGGTTCCGACAATACTGGCGGAGTGGGCCGCTTCTAGGTCCGCCAGATAGTGGTGGAACTAGATCCATCGCGGCGGTGCGCTACCTACCTTAGCGAATGACTCGGCTAGTCTGGCGGGAGCGTTGCGGTCCTGTGAGACGTATACGAACTGCGAGATGGGGATGTCGTGCGCGCTGCAGAATTCGGCGATAGTGGCGGCCCGCTTTGTCGAGATCCATCCGACCTCGGTGGACCGGTCGAGAACGATGAAGTCAGACACGGATGGCTTCTGCGCAACAATCCGTTTCAGCTTCTCTTCAAGGTCCGATGTGCGCTCTGTCTCCGATTGACTTGGCTCGTCGAGATAGAAGATCCGGCCGCGGTCAGTCGCGATGAGGGGGGAGATCTCTTGCAGGTAGCTCAAGAGCAGGTAGGGTTTCTCTGAGACGGAGATTATTCGCACGAACGGCTTCCTTTCCCGTCGCTTGTCCTCTGTAGTTTGCGCAACGGTAGGGGATCTGGCGGCGTCCGCAAGAGATATATACTGCAGCTCGCCAACGGCAGCACGCGGCGAGGCTCAGCCCATGGGAAGCCAAGCGAGCTGCCGAGACGGCAGGCTATCGCGAACAGGACTTGGTGGTCGGAACGACCCGTGCAACGATTGGCCTGGATGGCCAACATAGGTTCGAAGGCGTAAATGGATCTACTTGAGGCATTCGTCGCGTCGTGACCTAGGATGCGTCCC